ATGAATCCACTTGATGACATCATTGATATATTAAGCTCTGAGAACTGTAATCTTGAGAATGCTTTAGTTAAAACTAAAGTTTTTTTATACAAGATTGGGAAAAAAGAACTTAGCTCTTGGGTCGATTTTGAATTAAATGGCTATACGTCGGAAAATGAAGTACCTGATTACCGAGTAGTTCCTGCTCGAGTTTTGGGTAATGTTGTTACCGTATCAAGCAGGCATAAAGGATTTCAGCTACCTTTGCATCATTTAGATGATGATATGTATGAAGATGCTTACAAATGCAGTGTCGTTATATCCATTAGTCAAATCACTGAGCTTTTAGACAATGCTGGTGATGAAAAAGCATTGCAACAAACAATACCTACTGAATTCGCCCCACTTTATGCTGCAGGGCTAGCAAAGGGATGTCATGTAGAAAGGGTATATAAAGAAATACCACTACATCAATTCGTTAGTATTAAAACTCAGGTTAGAACAAGATTACTTGATTTTTTACTTGAGCTTTCAGACCAGATATCTAGCATTGAAGGTGATGCAAAAATGGAAGAAAAGGCAAAAAAAGTTGATGCTAGTAGTATGTTCCAACATGCTATTTTTGGTGATAATGTGACGATTAATCTCGGTGATGGAAACTCTATTAACGTTAACAATAACATTACCAAAAATGACTTTTCTTCTTTGAGAAACGCATTATCCCAGCAAGGTGTTTCAAATCAGGATATTGACAATTTAGAAACATCAATAATTGAAGATGGTACTCAGCCAGCTAACAGTAAAGAATACGGCCCTAAAGTAAATTCATGGCTTGTAAAAATGCTGCAAAAAGCTGCAGATTCAACATGGAAAGTATCTGTTGCCGCGGCTGCGCCTGTACTAACCAACGCACTCAATCAATATTTCGGTTACTGAGAATTAGCTCAATATCTCCATTTAGTGTTGAGCATGTATGTCATTGCACTGCACAATTTTCACTTTTGTAAAATGGATTTATCCATAGCCAAATCATCTGACAATGGGTAACTCAGACCACCGGGTTGTATAGGCAGGTGATAACATTTCTCGCTTCATCTGCCATGCTTTTTGTATGCCTTGACCAGCAAACCAGACCTTACCCTTGCCTGATTTATTTATGCTATCCAGTACATCCATCAGCGCTGCACTATTCGCCTTTGGTTGGTTATCATCAAACAATCCCAACTGAGCCACACCCTGGCTGTAGAAATCGCCTAGCATCACCCCACCCTTTTGATAACGATAGCCATCCTTCCATACCGCATCAAGGCACCCCAATGCTGCAGAGATAATGTCACGTGAGTCTTGGGTTGGAATGTGAAGCTTGGTGCTCACAATGTTGCCGTAGTAAGGCTCATTGGGTGCAAAAGGACTGGTTTTGATAAAGGCTGATATATGTCTACAATACTGATGCTCGCCACGTAGTTTTTCAGCCGCACGCACTGCATACCCGCAGATAGCTTCACGCATATCCTGATAACTGGTAATCCGTTCACCAAAGGACCGACTACAAACTATCTGCTGTTTTGTTGGAGCAAACTCTTCCAGTTCGAGGCATTGTTCACCGTTGAGTTCTCTAACCGTACGCTCTAGCACTACATTGAAGTTTTTACGCACAAACTGAGAATTTGTCTCAGCAAGCTGTAGTGCATTATTGATACCAAGTAAATTCAGTTTTTTGCCAATACGCCGGCCAATGCCCCATACATCTTGTACCTGTGTAATCGCGAGTAACTTACGCTGTCTGAGGGGATCAGATAAATCCAATACACCACCCGTTTGACTCCATTGCTTTGCCGCATGGTTGGCAAGTTTTGCTAGGGTTTTGGTTTGGGCTATCCCAACCCCAACAGTGAGGCCCGTCCACTGCAAAACGCGCTGGCGAACATCACGCCCAAACTGCTCCAGACTCATACAGTTCTGTACGCCAGAGACATTCATAAATGCTTCATCAATTGAGTAGATTTCTGTCGCCGGTGACATAGCCTCCAGCACAGTCATAACCCGATTCGACATATCAGCATAGAGCTCATAGTTGCTGCTGAATGTGAAAACACCATACTGTTGGATAAGATTACGCACTTTAAAATAAGGCTCGCCCATTTTTACACCGATGAGCTTAGCCTCACGGTTTCGGGCAATAACACAGCCATCGTTATTGGAAAGTACAACTATCGGCTTTCCCTGCAAGTCTGGCCGGAATACTGACTCACAGGATGCGTAAAAGAATTCACATCAGCGAGGGCAAACATGTGAAGCCTCATTAATGACGTATCTCACCACACCGAACGTTTCAAGATCATCCCCACCATCACTCAAAATAATTGGGGCATAATCTGGGTTCATGGCTTCTAATTGTACTCTCGGATGCATGCACAGTTTTTTAACAGTGAATTCCCCGCCGACAGCCGCAATAATAATGTCCCCATGCTTTGGTGTAATACTGCGATCAACAACCAGCAGAGAGCCGTCATAGATACCCGCCCCAGTCATAGAGTTACCGGATACCCGCACAAAATAAGTCGCCGCTGGATGAGCAATACATAGCTCATTCAGATCCAGTGGTCGCTCGACATAATCCGCCGCTGGACTGGGAAAGCCTGCAGGGATTGTCTCGTTAAACAACGGGATAAGAACGATCTCACGAAGCGGAGAGAGTTGGTAAAAAATCATCATTCACACCCACAAACAACTGTATATGCATACAGTTTAATTTATGAGAACATTCTTGGGAAGTCAGTAAATGAGGATTTCTTGCAAGTCGCTGGATCTTCAAAGAAGATAACTAATACTGCATATTTATACAGAAATCTACCTATGTGAGGCTCTACTCATGTCAGCAACCAAAGGCTTCGAACAAAAATTTTCTGTGATCTATAAAATTGACTCTCTGCCCATCAGCCACTCAACACGAAGAGTTTTCCGAGTGGCTATACCAATGCCCTGACAGAAGAACTGACAAATCGCCTCAGTAGTAAATTTAGCAATTTTGACGTGAAGGTAAGATTTGCAGGTGCGAACGGGTTAACCGTATTAGGTGGGATGCCTGACGATAAAGACGTGATTCAGGAGATTTTGCAGGAGACGTGGGAAAGTGCTGATGATTGGTTTCAGGCTTGAGATCCTCACAAGACCGGGGGCTTACCTTACATTATAGCGCGTATAGTCCTATTCTAGTTTTTAAAGCTGTGAATAACTAATAACTTAATGATAATATATCAATAAATTGAACTCATCAGGAAGAGTCATGTTAACTATATTATTTATTTGTATTTATATTTTGATAAGCTTGGGGATTTTTCATACATTGACATTGTTTTGGGCCCCTTCTGGAGAAGTGGTGTCAAATATAGAAATTGTATTACTTCTATTGGCTGGATTCTTTTGGCCATTTGAGCTTGTTGTCCTGCTAATATCAATTATTGTCGCTGGCCCCCTTCTCAGTTTGTCTCGATTTATCCGTCGATTTAGCAATCAAACAATTAGTTAAATATAAGTCTTTGTGTGAATAAATAGACCGGGCAATTGAGCCCGGTTTTTGTATTTTACGCTTCAGACAGAACAACTACTGGCGGCACTGGCCACTCAATATCAGGGGCTTTCGATGTATCAACTCGCATCAGCATGACACGGTACTTCTTCCACCCAGCCAACGCTGTAACTTCCTCCGGCTCAGCATAACCCCCATCAACCGCATCTTGTCGCCACTCAATTTCTGAATCAGCCGCAAATTTCAGTTGTGCTTTTTTCTCTGTGGCAGCAGCAACTAATTGCGCCTTTGTTAATGGAGGTTCTGGCGGGATATCAATCCACACGGGTAGCCCATCTTTCGAGCTGCGCACCTTACCTGTGGGTGCCAAATCTGCAGCAAACTCCTTGTATACTGCGCCATCAACTTCAATCCCATCTTCCGGCCAACTCCCTGAAGCTTCATAATCTGCACGCAGTGACACGGGATAAAACATATTAGTTATTGCGCTATAAAAGTAATTCATAAATTAATACCCTATTGCCAATAATTTACATACCGCGCCGGCTATAACTGCGGGACCAGCAGTGCCACTAACATTTCTTGCTACCGATGTCACGCTTGTTGTGGTCAGCGCATTTATCCCCCAAACAACACAATAGTTACCAGCCCAAGACGCTGAACCCTCTGTCACAAGTGCACATAACCCCGCTGTAGGGAATTGCATTGGTAAAGTTGTGTTTGCAACGCCAGATGCATTTGTGCCTGTGGATGTGGCCCATTGAATAATTAAACCACTAGGTAATTTTTGCCAACCATTTGTAGAGTTAGATGCTGTAAAAAAACTCATATCGGGAATGTTACCCGCCGCATTACCTACCGTTTTTAATGCAGCATTACCAAGTTCAAGATTTGCTCTGGCAGCGGCAGTAGCCGCGGGACCAGCAGCAGCAATCTCAGAAAAATTGTTAGATGTCCGTAAGAACAGTTTTTTTAGTGCTGTCAGCAGTTGGGTTTTGTTGCCTTTATCGAGCGGAACCCCAGAGGACTCAACCACTCCGGCTATCTCTTCTTGAATAGCATCAAAATAATCATCATCCAGAGCGGTGGCCGGTACGCCGGTTTGTGGGTTGCCACGGGTAAAGCCGTTCTTGCCCGCGCCAAACTTATCAGTCTGGGCGGTTGGGGTATCAATACGATGCATAAAGGGTTACTCCGGGTATAAAAAAGTCACGTAAGTGTGGGAGGGGCAAAGTTTGTTGATGACACATTCGGCAGTGGTATCGCCCCACGTTCTCAGGCTGGCGGTGCAAATTGAGGTACAGGTCATGTCTGTTATCTGGGTGACGTTCGGCATGTTGACCTGCCACCAGTAACGCCACTCTTCTGAGTAAAGCGAATCAATACAAGTTGAAGTACAGCGAAAAACATCACTTTCAAACTGGGTGATGGTGGCATCTGGATAACCCAGCGCCGCCAGTTGTGCTAAGTAGAACGACTTGTTAATCCCCCCGGTAATATTGATTTTTGCATCGAGTCGCTGTTGACGCTGGGCCAAAGTCTGCACACCAGCAGGCGCACAAGAATCAGGTAGGCCGGTTAACTGTTCATAACGGTCAATTAATTCAGTGGTGGTGCGTGGGTCTATCTCCCCCATCAGGCTATCCCCGCGCTGATGAGCGCGAGAATAAGACGGGGCCAGTCCCAACAATAAGGGGTCTTCCCTCTCCCACGCCGGGCCGCGCGGAAGAAGATGGGTTAAAAGTTTGGCATAGCCGTCTGTTAGCTCCACGTCACGTCCCCCACAACCGGCAATTCTGTCACCGCCAGCGGGATATCATCGGTAGGGCTCACCAGAACATGCTTATATTCTCCGGTGGCTATACTGATGGCCTCACTGATACGCGAGTGATCCAGCGTTCCACCGGGTACACCATCACGCATAAACATAGCGCGCAGCTCTGCTATAACTGCATAACGCACTTCTGGCGTGTCTGGCGTTAGACGAATATGGAACGGTACCACCTTCGCCACTGGCGGGAAGATGTAGAGGCTGGCCCCTGCCACCGGAGCCAGCGGCAAGATATGCTCGCGCGTGGCGGTCACGACTAAATTATCCGGTACCGGATTTTCAAGATTGCTGTTGGCCACCATGACACCCACGGTACCGGTTCCCATCCAGTGGCGATAAGTCCACGCACGGGTCACGCCCGGTACCTCTTTCGCCCAGATGATATAATCACCATCTGCCCCACCCTGAGGGGGGTAATACCAGCGCTCAATCACCCGCGCGCGCCACTCTTCTATCGGCTCAATATCGGTACCGCCTTCGATACTGTCAGCTGCCGCTGATGAAGGCAGTCCACTGATGGGCTGAGTCAATACCATGCTGATACCATCGTCAGTATTGCCTACCGTTCCGGCTGTGGAGCAAATAACCGGTACCCGCAAAACACCGGCTGCAGAAGTGGCCACCGCCATAGTGGTATATTCCTGCAAATCATCACGCTGAATGATCCTGCCGGCAGGCACTTCAATATCATTAGTGACACCTTCCCAGCGCACGAACCCCGTAGCGGTTGATGCATCTTTACGCGGGCAACGTTTCATATTGCCATGACGCACCAGCCACTCTTCGTCGCACTGATCCGGTAACAGGTTACGGGCCAGATAATCGATATAGCCGTAAACGGTATGCACAGCTGCCGCCTGTACCCGGCTGTAAACCTCGGAGTCAGTACGGCGAAGAAGGGCATCATTTTGAAATCGGGAATTCAGGTCACTTCGGATTTGGGTGATAAGTTGGGGTAGTGTTGGGCGGGAAAATCCGCTGTCAGCCATTGAGAGCACTCCATAAGTCATCGAATGTGATTAGCTGAGAATTCCCATCGTTGCGGTATAACGTTACTTCAGCGGTCAGCATGTCAGTGCCGCGCCGCTGCACATTGATGGATATTCGTGAAACGACACCGTCCTCTTTTAGCCAGGCTAATGCCTGTTCTAAATAGCCTCTGGCCAGTTCGACCGTTTTATTGGTCAGCGTGGTGCGCTGCAGCAGATACAGGCGGGAGCCAATACGGTCATTTTGTACCGTGGGATAAGTATCTCCCCACCACCCCATGGGATGTTCTGCCCCATCATCCGGATCAGCCCGTCGCCAGGTGAACAGGGAAATAATCACGGCGCGAGTCAGAAAGTCGGTAGGCGTGGAAACAGATTGTTGCTGACCGTTCACTATCAGGATCATGGGTTACTCCATTTTCTGGTTAGGAACATCAGTATTAGGTTCACCATGTGGGTGCGTATGTAAGTTGTACTGTTCACGCATGGCGTCCACGGTGCCAGTTTTGTCTTTAACATCAGCAGCAGACTCAATATTACCCATGGCTTTAATCTGCCCGCTGGCTTCAATCAATGGCGTGTTGAACACTGTTTTTTCCTCAGCGTTAACAATGTACTGCTTGGTGTTCACCTCTATTTTGTTACCACGTCTGAGAATAATGCTGTCCCCTTCGTCGCTGTAAATCGCCACCTCGCCTGACTTCAGCCCTTTAATTCGGTACCGGCGATCCGCAACCACCAACACCACACCATGCGAACGATCACCATCGGGGAAAGCGGCGAAAGCCTCCGCACCCATCAGCGGCGCACTGGTAAACCCATAAGGTTCAAGGTGTTCGATATTGTCCTTTAGCTCATTGGCTATCATCTGGATTTGCAGCATCTGATTTTTACTGCCGGTATCCAGATGGCGAACAACAGCACGAACCAACATATTGGACAGGCCACGCTGTAAACCAGTGAACATTCTGTTCATTAGAAATCATCCTCTTCGGCTTTCTTGCGACGCTGTTTTTGTGGATTAGGGGGTTTTGGCAGATAAGCATCGGGCGGGCCTACCCTCAATTGGGTGATGGTCCCTTGCTCGTTTTTGCTGTAGGTCACCTCTGCTATCAACATCTCACGGTTGTTAAACCCCAGCACCGGATCAAACACCGTCACCAGTTGGTTAGGTGACCATAAATCACCGTTCCCCTGCCGCCAGCCCTGCACCGTATAAGTTACTTCATCGGTACGCGCTGCCCGTCGTAGCATTTCAAACTGGCTGCGTTCAATAACCGAACCACCGGTCGCGTTACCGGTTTGTTTGATAACCATCGGTCGGTACCGACTTACACCACCGTCAACCGTTTTAGCCCGGATAGCATTAGTGGTGGCAGCGCCGAAATCGTCATCATTCCCCGACCGCTGGCCAGCGACTACGTATTCAGAAAACCGGTCTTTGATACTCTGTTCGGTATCGCAGGAAATGATATTTTCACCCAGTACCAACGCAGTGACTGTGTGGGAAGCCCCTACCGGACCAATAACCAGTGCGCCAGCTGGATTGTCATAGGCCAGCACCTGCTGAATACCCATCATCTTATCCAGCACATCTACCACGGTTTCACCGTAATCCACCTGTAGCCCCTGCAGTGGGGTATTTTCCACACCGGCATTGACCACCGACACACCAAAGGGCGCGGCGAGTTGCGTCGCTATCTGGATAAAAGAACGTCCGGTAAATTGTGTTATCAGGGCGGCGCAGTCGATCAGGTCTTCTGTTTTACTGCGACCGACAATGCCCACCGATACCGAACGGGCGTCATAGCGTACTGGTGTGGCATCGATATAGCCGGTAATCACTAAATCAGTACCGATCAGCACCGTCACCGAATCCCCTTTTTTTACCCGTGGCTGCAGGTGTCCAGCCTCTTCACTGCCGGGCCATTGCCGGGTTATCTCTACATTAAAATCACGGGCCAGCCGCTCAATACCTGCCGAGATAGAAACAGAGGTCCACCCCGCCCACTCGCGGCCATTTACCCGTAACGTGACATCGTTATTCATCGCATCGGCACCTGCAGCGTTTTCACCGGCACAAAGCCGGGATGAGTGATTTTATTGCGACCGATAATGTCAGTCTCGCGGGCTGCGGAGTCATACCAGTCAGCTGCCAGAACCAGCGCGGGCAGCACTTCATTAGGGGTGCGGAAGGTGGTTTTTTCTATCTGCTCCAGCCGCATGCTGATATCGCGATTCACATCAGCGCGAACGGTATTGATTGCCAGAAACAAGGCATCATCCGTTACCCGTAGCAGCTCCTGATCAATCGCTGTATTCAATGTATCTCTGACCTCAGTCAGGGCTTCATAAGTGACCGGTGGTGTGACGGTCGCAGCATCATCCAGCGAGGTCACTGCCGGATGAGTCACCAGCGGTAACTGCGTTTGCGGGGTAACAGTGGCCGTCAGCGGCGGGCGAGGTTGCGGCAAATCAGATACACTCTGTGCGGCTTCGGTCAGTGCCGTTGTTCGGATAGCTTGAGCCACAATATTGCGCTGGGTGGTTTGAGTCTGAATAGTTTTACTGTCTGTTTTCCACACTCCATGCGGAGCCAGATCACGACCGACAGTAAAGCCACTTAGCCCCTTAATTTTATTAATGATGTCGTCGCTGTTACTTAGCAGACTATTACCCGAACGCCACATACGTTGCAGCCGGTTAACGAAGTTCATGCCAGAGCTGGGTGGCATCAGCAGAACCGACAGATCGCCATCGAGCAAGCGGCCCGCATCAGAAATGGCAGAATTCACACCGTCAAAGGTTTTGATAGCGGTGTTCATCATGTCGCTGGCATCACTGATAACGCCATTCTGGATAAAGTCAGCCATACCCTCCAGCCCAAAATCCTTACCAAAGGCATCCGTGACGCAATCGGTCATGGCATCACAGGAAGAAACCAGCTTCTGGCCAGTGGCAACACCGGAAGTAGGAAAAGAGAGTTCGCCCGCTTCGACAAAGGCAAAGCTAATGGTACACATACGACCATCAGCCGCGCTGTGGCTAACCCTAATCTCACCATCAATACAGACATTTAACTCACCGTATTGCGGGTGAATTAATTTCCCCGGCCCCGCCTGATCAATAGCGGCAATAAGTTGATCACGCTGTGCCTGGTAATCATCACCAATCAGATAGGCTGAAATAGTATCGCGGCGCGTCACCCGCCCTAAATCCTCGGAATAAGGTTTATCGCGGTTGGGGTATTCATGGGTTTGTGTCCGGCGCCCGAAAGTGGCCTCATCATCCTGCGTTTTAAATGGCACACCACGAAACGAGGCCGGTAATAGCTTATCTTTCCAGCTCATACATTCTCCGGGCATAAAAAAACCCGCCGCAGCGGGTCAATGAATTATCAATTACTTGTTAGCAAATCGGCTATAGCCAACATCGTAGCCAATACCGAAGCCTGACTGATTAGTTTTGGTTTGAGCGACCGACATGCCAGGAGGGGCATTATCAAACTTAACAGTTATTTCCCCATTAAAGGGTTGTGGCCTAACTGAAGCTAATGGTGCCTTAGAATTCTGGCTACCGTCCATATTCAGCAGTTCCTTCATTCGAGGGATAAACCCACCATAACCCCTGTCCTGATCTCCTTTTTTCATCTTATCAACCAGAATATCGCCTTTGGATTTATGGGTAGCCTGAGACTCTTTACTCAGATCGTCTAGTTGCTTAAATAAGCTAATAATCACGGCAATAGTGACCATTTTCCCTGCGTAAGAGAATAGGGTCTTTAGTGCGCCATTAAGCCCTCTGACGCCTGCACCACCAGCATTAATCCCTTTCAAAAATGAGAAGGCAAAATCACCCGCCATATACAGCGCCAGCCCTTTCATTGCCCCTTCCCATCCACCCACCATATCAACAATGGGTTTGATCTGGTTCCAGACATCTTTAAATACTGGCCCCACCGTATCCCAATTAGCCACGATTAATGCACCCGCGCCGATTAACAAGGTGAGTAATTTACCCAGCGGAGACATCTTGGTAACGAAGTTCATAATGCTGATCGCTTTGGTTACCGCCGTAACACCAGTGGCAACAGAAATTAAATAAATACCTAATTTAAAAACTGTCTTTATTAATTCAGGATTAGCTTTAACCCATTGCCGGAACTGCTCAATTAAAGGCTGTAATTCTTTTGTACTTTCAGCAATATAAGGAAGAAACATATCTCCCAGCGTAATACTGGCTGCTTCCAATTGACCTGTAAGCAATTTAATTGCATTAGCTGTAGTGGCAGCTCGGGATTCATACTCTAACTGCATCGAACCAGAATAGATCTGGGCGTCCGCAACTCTATTGAAATTATTTTTTAATAAATCGAGATTAGCCAATAAAGGTGCTATAGCAGCAAGCGACTCTTTACCAAATAGCTGTGTCAGCATTGCCGACTGGTCTGCCTTTGGTAACTTATTTAATGACTCTAATACTTTAAGTATTGCTGCCTTAGAGTCTTTTTGCATATCAGCTGCTAGTTGTTTGGGGTTAATTCTTAATGCGCGCAACGCTTTTTTCTGTGAGGCTGTCGCGGCCTTCCCTGAGGTTAATGACAGCATAAAGTTTTTAATACCGGTGGAGGCTATTTCTGATTCCACACCCATGCCGGCAATGGTGGCCCCCATAGCGGCAATTTCCCCTGAAGCCAGACCCGCGATCCCACCAAGCGGCCCGATCCGAGTGACAATTTCAGATATTTTTGCGGCATTAGCCGGGCCGTTATTACCCAGGTAGTTAACCTTATCAGCCAGTGTCACAACCTCGCTTTGCGTCAGCTTAAACGCTGTGCGCCACTGTGCCATCATCTGCCCCGATTCTTCAGCAGTCTGATCGAAGGCAATACCCATTTTAATGGCATCAGTCGCAAATGCCTTTAAATCACTTCGGGCAATACCTGCCTGACCACCAGCTGCCACAATAGCCGCTATTCCATTAGCAGCCATTGGGAGTTGCGTGGAAAGTTTTAATATATCCTCACCCATTTCCTTAAATTGGGCTGGCGTGTCAAAGTCTACAACCTTACGCACATCTGCCATGGAGGATTCAAATTCCATCGCCTGATTGATTGGAATAATGAAAGCACCACCAATGGCAGCGCCCATCATTGCCACGCTCTGCATGACGTCCTTAAACTCCCCCTTAAACTTACGCAGATCCTTCTGCATAGTAGTCAACGCCGGAGATAATTTATTGACGCCAGTAATAATCGCCTTTAACTGAAAACTATCTGACATTATTTAGCTCCGAATTAATACGCTCTGCCTGCGCCTCCATCTCAAATATTTTGGATAGAGGGCAAGCCATGACGGTAAGGGGATTTATTCGCCAAAAGTAGGCTATGTTATAAATGCGGCTAGTTAGCTCACCGACACTTCTGATGCCGTAAAAAAACCAACTATCTGCATTGAGATTTTGACCAAGTCTTTCGGTAATATTTGCTTAGCTGATGAAGGGGGAATATCGGCCAGTATCGGCAAATAGGCCAGCGTACAACTCATGTCAACTTTAGCGCTGCCGTTCTCCGAGAGTGAAAACGGCATGCCAAACTTGGCAATTTCGTCATATTCAGGCGCGCGAATAGTTAACTCTTTGACCTTCTCACCACCCACAGTGATTTCTTTGGTTAATATTACAATCATTGGTAAAAGCCCTCTTGCCCGTGAAATTCCATATCCACCGTGCCTTCTTCAGCATTGTGGTTCGCCTCGCCATGTAACCAGGCACTGGAAAGTACATACACCTGGCCGTTTGCCAGTTCACTGGTAATGGTCATGGTATCTGCTGAAATGATCTTACTGATGGGGTAGTCTTTCGGGACTTTAAATGTCCCTTTGATGTAAGGCGCGCGGTGGGTTTCTTTGTAATCTACGGAGCCATCCAACCCGACCACATCATCCTTTACCGCGGTATTCATTGGCACCTCGATGCCACCAGTCAGAGATAATTGCTGACCATCAATTTTGAAAAAGCACGTGCCGCCAAGTCGAGACATTTAGACTACCTCTTCGCTATATTGCAGACGGAACTGATTAAGCAGTGCAAATACCCGCAACTGGTTCACATAATCAGGTGGGAACAACACATCAAGCCGATTCGGGTTATCAGCATTACGCTCGACGATCAGGTATTGGCTGAATAGGTCAAAATTCTCCACAATGGCCGCACGCTCTAACTGGCGGTAGATGGAAAGCAATTCACCCCGGATCACTTTAGGCGTGACAATCGCCTGCCCTGCGCCGAAGCGAGTACCATCGTTCGCCAACTTATGGCGCGGGTATTTGCTGGTAATCACCGACTTCAACCGACGCAGAACAAAGGCGCTGGTATGCAGCGTTTCACTGTCCAAAAAGCTGTTATCGGCGTTGCCGTAGACATTTTTCTGATACGTGGTGATATCACGCTGGATGCGTAACGTGCCGCTTTCCGTGTAAGCCGTGGCAATGCCGTGCATGAGTAACGATTGCTGCTCCGTTAATGTGAAGCGCTGGCCAGCCAGTGGCGGCAAGGCATCATTGAGCAAGCCGGTCTGCGTTGGTCGGGCCGGGTCATTGCGGATAAACACAGAATTGCGGGCGGTGCGGGCAGCAACTAATTCATCCGTTGCCATCTGAACACCGGTTTCATACCCAGCAATTGTCAGATGTGGATCATTGAACGTATCGCCAAAGGCAACCAGATCCGATAAATCCCCCACTTTCGCCGTGTAGACATGGCCGTATAACTGCCGTGACCAGCTCCAGCGCCCGGTATCGTCATTCATTTCTTTACCCATCGTGACCAGTGATGCGGAGTCATTGAACGGGAAAGCAATGAAATCAAACAGCTCATCACCCAGGGCAGCAATGGTGTCAGGAAGTGCGGGTGTGCCTGCGCCGCCAGTCATTGGAGTGATGGCCACATTTACGCCTGAAGGGTTTTGTTCACCGCCCACCGTGCCGCGATAATTCAACATGACAGGTAAACCGTTACTGGTCAGGCCGCTATTTTTGGCCGTCAGCTCGACGGCACCTAATACCGCTTCAGCAGTTACCGGCAGGTCAACTAAAGCATTAATAGCTTCGGCAACACTGCCAGCAATAATTGTCGGTGTATCCAGCGCAGCAACAACAACCTGCACACGAGTAGAACCGATATAAATAGACAGGGTGCCTGATGCCTGAGCCGTGCCGGTAACTAACAGAGTGCCAGTGGCTTTGGCGGTACCCACTTCAGGGACGGCTACTACCCATAACTCACCAAACGGATCAACCGCACGGTAAGCCGCCACCATTCGGGCTAATTGACTCCCCCGTCCGGCAACCTGTCCCGCCCGATCTGCCGAAGGCATAATGACGAGTGTATTCTTATCAATTGAACTGGTTTCCAACGCGTGGGCAATAATCAGCGAAGGACCACTATCCTGTGCCGTGTTCGCTGCGCTGTTGTCCATTTCAGCAAAGAACAGCGGCACCCGTAAATCATTAGGGATATTGTTAAAGCTGATCATTGTTTTTTAACCTTCTGGTCAGGTTGAACTTTGGGTAGCGGTGGCGTGACATCTTCAGTTTCTGTGGCCTTTACAGCCACTTCACCCGATGCCACTCGCCGGTACCAGTAAGTGCTTTCTTCGACGTTTCGCCCCTCTACGGGCAAAAGGTCACCTCTGGCCGGGTCAGGTACTGACCGTCCATCTTTTGGGATCACATGCATAAGGGGTTACTCGTCGTTGAGGGTAATATTTAACGTATGTTCAATGGTGCCGTCAGGGGGCATAAAATCGATATTCACCATAATTCGTTCCAGCTCTTCAAGTTGCTGAAGGTCATCCCATTGGTGGGTATCTTCAACTTTAATATCCCGTGTTGCGGAAAAGTCATACTGGTAGTAAAGGTGGGCGCGGTTCATATCCAGAAGATTACCGCCATCATACTGAATCGGGTCATAGCAAGATTCAGGCTCCCAGCCTAGCAGCGCCTTAAACAACTCGGCCCGCACATCATCCACGGCATCAAATGCCGCTTTTTGCCCCCGCTGATCAGGCGTGTTGTCCAGCACGACAATCACCGCAAAACCATCCGTTAGATCTTGCCAATAGTCTGTCTGTGACTTTTGATCACCAACATTATCATCCAGCGGAATGACCCAGGCTGATGGCAGTTTCATCTTTGTCGTTTCGGGTATGGGTTTGTATTCAGCCGCACCTGATATGCGCCCATTAAATGACGGACAGCGCAATCGAAGCGCGGCTATAACGAGTGAAAGTTTCATTTTTTAACGGGCCTCACTGAGCTTTGCAGTGCTTCAAATAATACGCGTTGTATCCACGCCTGCCGGTTGAATAGAGCCTGTTCCATAAAGTTTTTGCGGGGTTTGATTTTCCAGCCATCACCTCCGGCACCACCACGTCGGTGATTCTTATTACGACGAGCGCCACGCTTAACACCATAAAACAGAAAAGCAGGATGAAACGGACCTTCAATAGGTCGCGAATCCTTACCTCCCTTCTGGTTTGGAGCGATCCGGACGAGAAAGCCTGGCCGGTTAGCCGTTGCTGTGGGGACGCGATAACCAATGGATTTCGACAGACGCCCAGTACGATAGCCTGGCACTTCTCCGGCTTTTGATATTGCCCGCCGCGCCACCAAGCGCCGTGATTCTCGTAGAACACTCTGGCCTACCGTGATGAATGCCCGCCGTACTCGCGCTTTGTTAAAAGTTAATTCCGGCTCTTTGGCAAAATCCACATGCAGATACAGGCCACTGGTTGAATTTTCAATTGCCATTATTGCACCTCCCCGATAGCTTCAACGGTTCCCAACTCTTCAGCGGTGATAACCAGAAAGCGACTGGCTTCATTCAGGTTCGTGGCACCCTTGACCCGGTAAACCATTTTATTGATAACCACTTCATCATCGGTGGTGACGCCCGTTCGATAGCGGATAACAATGCGATGAGTAATAGCGACATCGACCTGTATCGAACCGATACGGACAGAATCACCAATGGCAGACAGCTTTGCCCAGGTATCGAAGGTATTGTGATAAACGGTATCAACACCCATATGACCGTTTCCGGGGACATCTTGACGGGTACGGAACTGAGCGCGTTTATTGAGTTCACCGGGAGCCGGTGGCCGATAAGTGGCATTAATTTCAGTAAACCGGCGCTGGGTCATAGTGGAATAAACCTGTATGGGCCAACGAGGAAGTAAAAACTCATCGGTACTTCTGATTGTTCGTAATCGCTGACTGATGAGCGGTTTTCATACCAGTGACTGACCAAATGCAGCATAGCCAGCTTGATATCGGCTTCAAGAGCTAATCCATCAGGATCTGTTTCTGGGACCTCATTCACCGCGTATAATTTGCGGTTGGTGTAGCTCACCACCCGTTTCTCTGCCGCGCTACCTATCAGTTTCAGCAGGTCATCTTCATGAGTAAAGTCTTCATCAATACGACACTGGGCCTTAATTTCTGGCAGCGTTAACAACATAAAAACCCCCATACCCGCAACCTAACCCCAGATTGCGGGCATAAAAAAACCGCAAACGCGGCATGTTTTAAATTCAGGTGATATTAACCACCCGCAGCAGGTTTACCCACCAGCGCTTTAATAGCGGCAGCATCTTCAAGCACACAATCGAATCGATGGAAGGCGAGGAATGCTGTCTGATCATATTCTGCAAAACGCTCAACCAGACGTTTCAGTGTCATGTAAGTAACACGACGCAGAATAAAGCGATCGAAATCACCACAGAACATAAATTTCTTACCGGCAGCAATATTGTCGATCGCCGGATCGATGACATACGGAACTTGTAAAACAGTGGCGGGCGCGCCGTTAATGATTTCAGGCAACCACAATGGACGACCTTGCCCATCTTCCATTTCAGTGAGGATTTTCAAGGTTGAATCATTGAACGCCCAGCGGAATTTCGGGCCATTACGATACGCAGAGTCAATGGAGTGCTTGAGAGCATTCATCTCTTTCCAGGTAAAGGTCGTGGCTGAAGCTGCATTGGTTATACCCGTCACTGAGGCAGCCAGGCCTTTTGGCTCTTGAGGGCTTCCAGTTCCCGTACCTTGAACCAGATAATGGGCTTCACCCCGTCCAATTCGTTGAGCAATTCGACCAGCAAGATATGCTTCAATATCAACACCGCTATCCTGAAGCAATTCATTGGAAACACGGATGATTTTAGAGCTGAGTTTTTTTGCGCCCAAGATGGCGGTACCGAACTCAACATCCCCCTCAGAAGCAGCGGTATTTTCTGCTAACAGCTCCCCCTTCTCGGTCGTCCCATCAGATGTGGACCAAGTAATATCCTGCCCAGTGGAGGTATTCAAGATCTGCGCAACACTGGCAATGCCGCCATACGCTTTCATGGCATCTACAATTTTATTCAACATCTGCGTTGGGACGGTATAGCCCCCCTGAGAATCTGGAGTCGTACCCTGCGCCCGTAGCTCTTTTAATGCAGTGCGTTCTTCAGATGTCAGTTCGCTAAAGCCGCAGCGTAAGAAGCGATCAAAAGAGGCTGAACGAAATGCTTGTGCTTGACCTTCCGGTGAATCAGTTTTCTGGCGGTGCTCTGGTTCCTGTTCCTGAACAAACTTTTGATCTTGGTTCCGCAGCTCTTCTTCACGCGAGATTTGATCGTCTAGCGCCTGAAGTTCGGTTTTTGCCTTGTTCCAGTTGGTTCGTTGCTCATCTGTCCAAGCGCTATCACCAATACTGTCATGCAAAGCACGCATATCCGTTGAAATGGTATTACGCTTTTGCTTAATGTCGTGCAATTTCATAGGCATATATTTATTTCCTTAGGCGTTAATCAAAGTCAGCAGGCGCTCACGCGCCATTTTGTGGTTAATGGCTTGTTGTAGCGCGCCGCTATCTCGCGCTTCCTGCCAGGCTTGCATAGAGCGGACGCCTGAATCAGCATCCTGATAGGCTGCATAGGTGACGGGACTGACGTCATACAGCCGAGAAAATTTAGAAATCTCACGAATAACAATCCCCTCCTCATCCTCGTACCAGCTCTCACCATCGCGGGCGACCGAGAAAGCAAAGGAAGATTGGGTGATATCGCCTCGTAACATTGGCGCGATAACCAGATCACGAATGGTTTGTGTGTCAGGGGCCACAATGTTGTATTGAAGACCGCGCTCATCGACCGATAAAGTGAGCGTGTTTGCGCTACTGCGGCCGAGAATAAAGTTAGGGTCATGGTTAAATAGCCCGCGAACGTCATTACCCAGCACATCATCAAATGCACCAGGCTTAATGATTTCACGAAACCCCCATAACGGTTCTGAGCGGGTATTGAATACCGAGCCGTAGCCAATAATGCGAGTTGGTTCATTCTCTCGCTGCTCTGCCCGCACCTCCCCGCTATAACAGCGTTTCTCTGTCTCACTCATTGCTCGATCCTTTATCGTTGGGGTCGATATCAGTATTTGGTGTGGTCAACTTAGCCGCATTAACACTGACCAGCATTTCATCCAGACCGTCTACCGGGTTCATATCTTCAAAGGCGCGCGCTTCGTTTCGCGACATCCAGCCATCAGTAATAGCGAAATGGTAGAAATTGGCGCGTTCCTGTGGGGTACCACGCAATAAACCGGCCAGATTAAAGCGAACGTAGTAACCTGCAGCCCGCTCTGCGCGAGTAAACAATCGGCGGTTTAATTCCTGTTCCCAGTTCACAATCCACGGCATAACTGTGTGCCGAACAAACTGGATAGACTGCTGGGTAATATTGGAAAATGTGGCTTTTTCCAAGTCGTTGATCATGTGGGCCGGTATATTAAAAATCCCCGCTATCTGGGAGCGGTTCAGCTTGAGCATGTCGATGATCTGGGCATCAACCGGCGAAACCGTCAGCGCCTTATAATCCAGATCGGCAGGTATCAGCATGGTCTTGTTTTCTTCATTACGTAGCGCGGCAGCAGCTTTCTGCCACATGTCTTTTAATCTTGCCCAAGAGTCTTTATTTAATTCCCCCTTTACTGACACAATCCCTGCAGGCCGAGCATTACCGTTGAAAAAGTTGCTGGTATATTTCTGGCCACTCATGCCCATACCGATAGTTTCAGCATGTTGCAGGATAGGACTCAGTCCCATTTTCTGATTATTGCCCAGCGCCCGAATGTGGATCATATCGTCAGGACTGACAGCAAAGGTGCCCTGATCGTTATAAACACCATAGGTATAGCGGCCACCGGTATTTAACAGAGTGGTTTCCCATGGCATGCAGGCTTCAAGGCTGACTATCTCGCCACGCCGTGATCGCTCGATCTTGGTGTAACCATTGCCCCAGCCAAGAACATGCCGTTCTTTTAGCTCCCGCCATTTGTAGCTGGTTTGCCAGACGTTCGGCTCGTCATGCACTAGGTAAAACACCGGATGATCTCGCGCCACTTCAACCGTGTTGCCGGTTTTACGCATCACATGCAACGGCATCTGCGCCAGCGTGGAGGACAGCACATAAATACAGGCATAAACCGCGCCCAATTTCATGGCAGTTTCCGGGCTGACAAAGACGTCAGATTTAAAGAAACCGGCTTCTTCTACTGATTCACCCGTTAAAGGCGTGGCTGGATTCTCCAGCGGGTTACTCCGGAATAAAGCATCAAGTAGCACGGTATTTTCTCCTTGCGGCGAACAGTGCGAATATCAGCATTCCACCACCTGCGCACTGTAGTGCCGTCGCTGTGCCAAATTGCAGATAAAGCCCCGCCATGAGTAAACCGAAACCGGCTACCCCGATAATGTCGATAATCAGTGATTTCATAAGATAAGCAGTTCTTCGTCTGGATCGAGGTTGGAAAGGAAATCACCCGGCTTATTCAGCATTGCTCTGCCAACCGCCATGATTAGCGCAACAGCACCGTCTATTTTATTCTCGGAGGCCTCTTTTATCGGCCTGACCACATCATCATTACCCGGCAGATATTTGCCCACTACGTTGCTGATACACCATGTCATTATGGGGTTGCCATCATGGTGAAAGCGCCCAGACTCAACAGCCGCCTCCAACTCCTTCATGGCATCACTCATATTGGTATAGTTCTGAACGATGGTGATCGGGGTTAAGCCTTCTTCAGCCAGATGGTGAGAAAGGTTTGTGGCGCCATGTGGGTCAATGGGCGATTCTTCCACCGGATTCAGGCGGTTTACCTCCTTGGCAGCCTCAAGAATTTCGCGATAATCTATTTCAGCACCGGGAGTCGCCTGCAAATGCCCAGTAATTACCCACTTCTGGAAGCGTTCAGCGGTTCGCCGATCCTCAATATCAGCACTGAATACCGTGTCATACGGCACCCAGAACTTAGGAGCGACACAGTAATAATGTTGCTTCCCATCAATAGTCCGGGTAAACAGGCGCGGCATGGAGTTCATATCCAGTTTGCGGGCCAAGTCAAAAGAGAGATAACAGGATTGACCTTCAAACTGTTCCAGCGTCAGGGTGCTATCTTCACAAGCCCGCCAACTCACCATATTGAAGAACGCTGATCGGGCAGATACCCAAATATTCAAATGTTTAGTTTTAAAGATGTTGGCTTTACGGGCATTATTCATCGCCCTTTGTTGCTGGCTCAGTAAGAAATCACTGTAAACAGACACCCCCATATTGGGGTTTGCTTTCTTCAATGATGCTGGCAATGTCCAGTCGTCACCCTCATCAACGGTATAAATGATCCCGAACAGCTCATCGTTTGGAACGGTACCGTTAAGCATTTCAATAACTTCTCGACGCTTGTCGTAGCACGGTCCTTCAATGTTGTAACCTGCAGTGGTAATGGCCCACATGATGGGCTGCCTGCGTGATCCCATCCCCGTTAGCATGGTGGTGTAGAGTGAATCTGTTTCGTGTTCGTGATACTCGTCCACGATGGCACAGCTGGGTGATGAACCATCACCGGGATTGCCGATTACCGGCTCAAACCGCGCACCATCTTCTGGCCGGTTCATGTTGGAAGCATTCACCTCAATACCAAAAGCTTCACAGAGCAGCGGTGTACGCTTGCACATTAAGCGCGCAGGCCGGAATACTTCCCACGCTTGCTTCTCGGTTGTGGCGCCGGAATAAACCTCAGCACCAAACTCGTCATCACATGAGAAGCAGAATAGCGCCACCCCTGCGGAAATAGCTGACTTGCCATTTTTGCGAGGGATTTCGGTATAGACCTCACGAAACCGACGTAACTTGCTGCCTTTATGCAACCAGCCAAACGCACAGCAAACAATAAAGAGCTGCCACGGTTCTAAGGTGATGGGCATTCGTTTAAAAGCCCACTCCCCCTTGGTATGGGGAAGTAGTTGAATAAACTTTGCGGCTTTTTCTGCACGGTCCTTATCGAATCTATATTTAAATTTACGGCCTTTTTCTGCTGCCAGATCATCGATGTGACGCTGACAAGCATCAATAACAAAACGACAGGCAACAATCCGCCCTTGCACCACATGACGGGCGTACTGATTCGCCGCATTAACATTCGGATAGGCTTTTCTAGTCATAGGTTTGTGAACGGATTCTTTGAGGTTTTCTTACCTGCTCCAACTAATCGGGCTCGACTGCTGGGATCTAAACCCAACATACCGCCGAAAGAAGCTAACTGTTTCATGGCTTCATTCAATGCCGTAAGAGCAGGATTCTTTACTGGTCCGCCAGTCGCGCCAACCATCACAACACCATGTTTAGCCACATGCACTTGTGATTTTCGGGCCGTGGAATAGGCCACGCAGAACATTTCAAGGTTATGCAGATCGGTGGCGCAAAGCACTTGCTGAGCACAAAGCTCTTTTGCCGCCATGACCCACATCGTTGAAGCATACTCGTCAAACCACTCTGGCGGCGATGCCCCCTTGATCGGCGTGAATGCGGGTTCGTCTTTATTCAGAGCACGTTTACCCGGATTGCCCGCCAATTCCTTCCGGGCGGTTGGCTTGGCTCGGCGTCCGGATCGGCCCGGCGCTCCAGCCATAATCCCTCCAGTTTTAATTTCATTTTACGCGGGTAAAAAAATCCAACGAGGCTGGCGGTACGGTAGGACAAGGGCTGTAGAGATTCGATCCCCCCTCCCATTGATGATATTTATTCTCATTTGAATGTTAATGCACCATTTTGGTGCTCACATTGTTGGTATTGATAACCATTATCACTTGATTCGTTCGGTCGCAGTCTTCTTTCGATGGTGAGGCCAGCACAGCAACTCAAGGTTGGATGGGCCATCAGTACCGCCGTGGGCCTTAGGTATTATATGGTCAACTGTGGTACCCGACACCACCAGACCTTCACGCAGACACTGTTGGCACAGCCCTTTGTCTCTAGCCTTTATCAGTGGCTTCAACTTATCCCAGTTAGCACCATAACCACGCTGATGCCTAGTCTTACCCTGCTGGTGGTTTTCCCATCCCGTATTCTGATGCTCAGGACAATAACCAGAACTGTGAATCGTGGTATTGCGGCACCCATGTTTACGGCAGGCGCGCGGGATTCTTGGTGGCATGGCATTACTCCAAATAGAAAAGCCACCAGCTTATTAGGCCAGTGGCTTAGGTTGTATGCTGTTGTAATAGACAAGCAAGGAGGCAGTAATTACAGCCTACAATAGAATTAACTATCACTATTAGGGAATACTCTCCCTATAAGATACAAAGATTCAATCCGGCAATTACCGCTATACACAAACTACTTAAGGAGACTTAAAATGATAAATATTAATATCAATTTCAATTTCAATTTCAATTTCAATTTTACCGTATTAACAATGATAATTTCATAGCTTCCTCCCCGCATTCTGCCGCCAGCTAATCACCTCATCCAGCCGACCCTTACAAATCCGCAGCTCACGCTTGAGGACTAGCGCATAAAGCCCACTATCGCCCCAAGTGGTACCGACGAACTCCGGCACCTCACATTCAGTTAATGCTGATTCAGGGGGCCACAACTGGATTAATTCGGCTGATCTGGGTGCTGGTGGGTTATTCTTGCAGGATGCTAATGTTGCTATTAGGCATCCTGCTATCAATACACGCATCCCCGACACCCGCAGCCTTGAAACGCCTGAGTCGCTCGTCACTTTCATTGCGTAGTTTCCTTTCGTTCTCTAGCTGGCGGGCTGTGGCTGTACGGTTGGCGGCTTCATTCACCTGGTATGCATCAATGATGTTACCCAGCGCCGTGTTGGTAGCCTGTTCATCACTCAATGCCTTTTCCGCTTTTTCGACTTCATTTGAGAGGCCGTTTCGATTGAGAAGTAGCAGTAGAAAAAGGACCACCAGCACAGCAATAATCCCACCCGCTATTTTGTTAGACATAGCGCCCGCTCCTTATCACGTCGAGCCACTAGCCCCGGCAATTGCTTACCACCTCCGTAAGTCCAGCGAGGGAATTGATAACAGGCTTCTGTGAATTTCCCTTCTCGCAGCATCCGAAACATCGTTGATTTCTGCATCTGGGCGCAACCGGCATTGAAGGTGATCGACGTAACAGCATCAAACTGGCTTTGGTTTAGCTTTTTTCCATTGCCGTATTTGTTTACGCAGGACTCCGCTTCAAGGATGTTTTTTTCCCAATCAGCAGCTATTTGAATATCAGTCTTAATAACCCCGGCTTTAACGCCGTGAGTATTACCAATGCCATCAGTAAGAACACCAGCAGGGCAGACATAAGGATCACGACGACATGATTCAGCATTACCGATCAGCTTTAAACCTTTCTCACTTGTTCTAACTGTTCCGTTAGAAACCACAATGGCGATAATTGCCGCTACTAAACACAAGCCACCAGCCTTACTTAGCTTGTTCATATTATTCCTCAGACCGTTTAACTGCCTCTGCCACAATCTCTACAGCAGCTGAACGATCACTTATTGGAAGGGTGGTTGCATTGTTCAGGAAGGTTCTCAATATCTCAGTGCGCTTTTGTTCCTCAAGCAACCTGGCATTTTCTTCACGCCGCTTTGCGTAATACGTCTTTATTGTGAAAAAAGCCGAAATTACCGCGCCCAGGATAAAGATATAATCCTGTAGAGACAGTAATGAGAAAACACCAAGCGCTAGTGACCACCAATAAGGCAGGTTATGAGAGGTAACTGGTTCCATTCGCATAGTCTCCCCCTCCCGGTCAGCGGGTTGGGCGTGTAGTTAAGGAATTTAGCCCACCAGTGCAGCCACTCATCTGTTAAAAGTGTGTGGAGTTGATTGGGTGACTGATGGGCTAAAACAGTAAAGGCCCACCGAAGTGAGCCTTAATATACGTACGTTAAATTTTTCATGAACTTAAATCATGCCACCCTCATCAATGATGGGACCAAATCGGTAATGTCACCAATATGGTTATGCGTGATGATTTCATAACAGATAGCTTTAATGACGACCTATGACAGCAGCATATAAAAACACATAGCTATTGATTTTGCTTATATTTTACTGTTAAAAAATAAGGTCAATTTGTAAATATATATGCAAATAATGCAATCGCTACCTTGGAGGGAATCATGTTGCAACCACACTTAGAGACACCAAGGCTTATTCTTAGACCATTCCGGCCTGATGAGGCAGATCGAGTTCATTACTTGGTGAATAATCCTTTGATTTCTGATGTAACCTCAAATATTCCATATCCTTACCCATTAATGCTTGCAAAAGAATGGATTGCATCCCATCGCCTTCGTTGGGAAATGAATACACTAGCTGCATTTGCTATCACCATAAAAGATAACCAAGACCTTATTGGTGCTATATCTCTGATGGATATTAATTGTGAAAAGGCGGAGGTCGGTTACTGGCTTGGCCAAGATTATTGGAATCAGGGATATTGTAGTGAAGCCTGTAATACTATTTCTCTTTTCGGGTTCAACACATTAAATCTGTCAGTAATTAGTGGACGCCATCTTCACCGCAATCCAGCTTCTGGCAAGGTTCTAATGAAAAGTGGATTCCAATTCATAGAGAGCAAGCACATGAAAACAAAGAAACGTGAGCATGATGAACTTGTTGATTTTTATCAGTTGATGAAAAAAATATAGATACTGCCTCATCCAGACCTTCGGAGGATGGAAAGATTCAGGCTCTTTCAGTACCCATGCGAATGTAGAAAGAAAAAAACCAGAATCAAACCAGGGATTTTATGAATTCAACCAGATATTCTATGAATCCAACCAAAGGGAAGCTAAAAATTGCGATAACCAGCGCAAAAGATGGAATGCCACATAACCATATTAACCATTTTTTCTGAAGTATTGCCCCTGCGATAAACCCCAGCACAACCGTGATAGTTATGGGCCAGTAGATCAACGCTCCAAAAATGAAGTAAATTAACCATGAAAATGGGTCTTGCGGGTCGAAAGAGAATAATGAATGCATACTTTCTTGTTACGTCCTTGTAAAACAAACAACCCCACCGAAGCGAGGTTTATTTGACTGGATAAGCGCTACTGCACAACCAACTCTTATCACACTAATGCAGTTTTTGCGGCCGCACCAACACTTTTATCATAAATATCTGACTTCTGAGTTTCGGGGTCCATCTCCAGATGAATCTGCATCATTGCTAGGCAACCATCAACAAATCCCTCAGCCATTTGCAGGCTTATTCTTACCGCCCTCTCATCTCTTTTTTTCTGGCGGGCAATGAGCCGTTTAGACTGATTTAATATGTAATGCCTGACAATAAGCTCCCACTCATCCGGCCGTTGGCGCTTTAAACGAGAGATACAAGCGTCGACTGCCAGACCATCATCATCACAGCAAGATGGTTTCGATGGCGTAGTGCAAGCCAATAGACCTTTAAAACCTGCAGCGATTGATGAATAATCTACGCCGGAGGAATATTTAGACCATTCGCCCCAACGTTCCAGAACTAACTGAATATCTCTCATACTATCGTCTCCAGGCTGTTGTAATCGGTCCGCGTACCGTTCACTGAGTTCATTGTTTTACTCCACACATTGAGGCCATCAGGCCATTGCCCCGATCGAGATAGACCGGTCCATAAAATGAAACCACAACACTATTTGACTGCCGTATTCCGCTTCCCACGTATGCATATCAGCATGCAGTGCATCATGGCAGCCACGACAAAGAGGAATAGTGAATAGGTCATGTGCCTTGGTTCCCATGCCACCCTGCCCATGTCCAATGATGTGATGAGCGTCGTCAGCTGAACCACCGCAACCAGAGCATGCCTGTGATTTAACCCATGTCAGCCACTTGCGGCTTTCCCACCGGTACCGCTTCGGAATACGCATAAAGCTGGCTGGTGGCTCATCATCGATTTTCAGCGCCAGCACCTTCTTAACCAGTTCAACTTTGGTTTCTATGATTTGCGTGGGGGCTGGCGTCCAAGTGATATCACTTTCCTTTGTTGGGCCTGATTTAATCTCTCCGGGAAGCATGCGTAAACTTGCCCGAGCAATGGAATCTGGCAGCAAGTCGGAAACCTCGTTAACAACAGCCCACCAACATAATTCCGGCATGGTTAGCTGGTGGCCATCAGGAAAACGGAAATAATCGCATACTGTCGATATAAGCCACGTTATCAAGTTATTCGTCGCCAACGTGTTTAGACGGGCGGTTGTATGCTCCCTCAACTTATTGTCATGGTGCCAACACAGACAAATTGACCGCTGGCCATAACGCAATATTGTGAGATTGCGGTCATGAGTATCATCCGGGCTATGCCATTGACATTCTTTCAACTGCTTAACCCACGCTTCCAACACTCGAGGGCCACCAGCAGCACTAAGTACCCTTTCGTGCTCAAAGAATGGCAGCAGGCGCGGATCATTAGCCAATAGCTGGTCAGTAACCGGCAATAGGCCTGCAGGCAGAGATTTAAATTCTTCTGGCTCAGTGGCCACCAGCAAGCGCCCGGATAAATATGGCAGCAGTTCAGCACCTGGCTTCAGGATCACAACGCCAAGTTCTTGCTGGATGAATGGGGTTAACAGCGCCCTCATATTTCCCCCCGTGCACTGGCAATAGCAGGACTGAGATCGATACTATTAATGCACTCATTGCCCCAACTATCCCAGCCATTGGCCTGTGTTCTGGCAAACAGTTCTATGCGGGGAATGTCACCCAGAAGCTGAACCAGCAGATCACGGAAAATATCAGGCTTCGCGCTGTGCTCTCCCCGTGGGGCGGTCTGATGCTGGCAAATAGCGGCATTCAGTCGTTCCGGTAACCGACCTTTCACGGCAAACAACACATCTTCACTGTTGGCGCGGGTCATGTGTCCCATACCGATCGCGCTGTTACCCTTTCTCTTGTTCGTCTTGTGCCAGGTAAACCCTTTCATGGTCATCAACCTGAAGCCCCAAGCATCAACCACTTTTAGCGCTTCGACAGGTTGAGTTGGTACCCACCACATAGCCAATAAACAAGATTCACCAGCCAATTCCCACACGGGTAAACGGCAGATATCAGCAAGGTTCATGGTCTGATATTTAAAATCAACGCCACGGTTGCCGCTCTGGGCTTTATCCCGATAGGACCACGGCGGATCAGCGTAAATAATTTGATAAGTCATGCTGCAGCCTCCCCGCCAATGCGCTGGCTACATTCTTTCCAGATGGAGTTCCAACGCTGAACCGCAAAACTGGCGTTCATTGACCGGATACCGGCTTTACTAGCTTCACCACTTACGGTTACTTCCAGTTGGCTTGGCTTAATATTTTGGCCGGTACCAGAAATAAAACGTTTGTAAGCTGCATCTCTCTCAGAATGGTCAATGGCCTGAAGCTGCTGTGATGGAGACTTACGCCCTTCGCTGTGCCAAGCACTGGCCGCCAGCAAGTTTCCATCGAATTTGGTCGGGCGGAACATGGTTTCTGGATTCAGGAACTTTGCCCACTCAGTACCAAGCCAGCGGCTTACCAGATAATCAACGACCAGCATCAACGAATCTTTGTCATGACCATCAGTCAGGCGAGCGCGAATATTCTGAAGATTGGTTTTGATAGTTGTGTACTTAGTCCCTGTAAGCTGGTTCAGGTGCTTGAGGATTTCGATAGCCTCATCGGTGAATTTAATTTCTTTAGAAATATTCTCATCTCGGGCTGCCGCCAATGGCGGTTGCCCAAAAGTGTTTTTACTTGATGGATCAGGTGTTGATTTTACTGACGGATCGCCCCCAGATTCTGGCGGGTCAAAAGTGCCATTATTGCCAGATTCTGACCCATCAAATTTTGAGGCGTCGGATTTTGACCCGTCAGATTTTGAGGTGTCAGATTCTGACGCATGAGCGGCAGCCCGAAGTTTAGAAACATTCAACTGGTATACGTTGCTGGCGTTCCTGTTACCGGCGCGGCGCTGTTTCTTACTTAACCAGCCGTCTGTTTCCAGCTCTGCCAGTGCAGTGCGGACGGTGCTTTCACCTGCCCCAATCTGGCGGGAAATTGTCGTCACAGACGGCCAGCACACACCCTCATCATTAGAGAAATCAGCAAGACGAGCCATGATTGCCACCTTCGATATTTTCATACCCGCAGCCGCACAGCCGTCCCATACATAACTGGATAGCTTTACGCTCATACAACCGCCTTATATTCTTTTCTGAACCGCCGAATAGGGACTGAGCAGTCATGCTCATAATCCTCACGGCGAAAAATCACCTGACCAGTAGCGCTGTCGTAACCAATAACGTGAACGCGAATACCGCGCTTATCGTTGTAGTACCGATCAAGTAATTGGACTGGATTTGTTGTGGTTGAACCGGGATTAGTCATACGCGACCCCACTTACGGCAAACCGCACCCACAATTCCCCGCGCCCGGCTGTGGTTGCACGGTTTCCACTGGCCCCTTATCATTCGTTCATACCGGAACGGGCTGACACAAACGCAACGCAGTTGCGGAATAGAACGTTTAGCCGCTACAATGTTCATGCGTTAATTACTCCACACGTTTAGTTAATGCACCCGACGCCTCAGTGCCGCACACTGGGGCGTCACCCCATAACATCACCGTCACCGCCACAATCTCTGCAATAATCGACTGCGCTTTATACCCCTTAGCTTTCAGCCGCTTAGTTTCATCACGATCTAAAATGCCATCTGATGTAAATTCGTTATGAGCACGGCCAAAATCTCCCAAAGCCACCAGCAGATCGTTAAATTTGATCAGTAGCTCGTCGTTGCCAATGTCATTCACTTCCGGCAGCTTCACAAACACACCACCAGCTCGCTTGCACATGGCTTCGGTAATGTCGGAACGGCCAGAGATTGATTCCATTTCTACTGCCATGCCCAGCGGTACTACCTGCCCCGCCAGCTGCCGCACCCTGTTACGCAATGCATTCTCGGTACCGGACAGCGGACATAACTGTTTCGCCATCGCGTCATACTTGCCCGGAGTCTGAGTGATCAGCTGGTGTATCGCGTCGCTAATATCCGGCTGAGTTGGAAAGTCTTTGTTATCCACAATGTTTCTCTCTCTTTGGTGGTTTAACTTAGGCCGCTGGTGCCGTAGGCTTCTGGTAGTCGGATGGGTCATACTTCAATTTCCCTTCCGTAATCTTTTCAGCTTTTAAAGCCTGCTTTTCTGGAATGATGTGACCCCATTGGCAAACAGCGCTATGCGAAACACCCAGAGCTATAGCGGTTTTCGATGTGCCCTTGAAGAATTCAAGAACGTCAGTTTTATGCATAGTTACCTCCATAAAAGTAAGCATACTTACATCGTATATTCACAGACTACTTACGTCAACTGAATGTAAGATTACTTACGTCTTTTATATATGGTGGATGCTATGAATACAGTTGGCGGAAGAATCAAATTCAGGCGGCGGCAGTTGAAGCTGACCCAAAAAGATATCGCTGAATATGTAGGCATTTCTGCGTCTGCCGTAACTCAATGGGAAAGTGATGCAACCGGCCTATCCAGCGATAGCCTGCTGAAACTCGCCTCATTGCTTGAATGTTCACCAGAGTGGCTTTTATCTGGAAAGGGAGAATTAGAACCTTCGATAAAGGCTATGGCCAGCAAATCAAAAGTTGTCCCCGTTATTTCATGGGTACAGGCCGGTGCCTGGACTGAAGCACTTGGTTCGACTGGTGCCAGATCTGAATGGGTTGAAACTACAGCAAAAATTTCTGATTTTGCATTTGCCTTAAGAGTTAAAGGCGATTCAATGACAGCATCAGGCTCACTAAGCATCCCTGAAGGGGCTATTGTGATAGTCGATCCAGAATATGGATTTATTGAAGATGTTAATGAAAAAATCGTTATAGCTCAGACAAATGGAAATCACGAAGCGACAATTAAGAAATTTGTAATTGATGGCCCTAATAAATATTTAATGCCGTTAAACCCTCAATTCAAACCCATTGAAGTAGATGACACCTGCAAATTGATTGGTGTAGTAAAGCAGATAATCATCGACCTGCCATAATCACTTATATCTTCTTAAAGAGGCCCGCCATGCGCGGGTTTTTTTATGCTACCGCCTTAAAAGTAAGTTAACTTAACTTTTATTCTTGACTTTAAATGTAAGTTTACTAATACTAAATCTATCAACAGCGAACAGGCAGGACGCCCACGAAGTAGCCGCCCGAGGCGAATGAAGATCGGGATGATTCGTTGAAGACTAACTATTGATGATGTTAAGGATGTGGAAATGGTACTTCTCAGCAATCACATATCCTTCTTCATTTTGACCGCAGTTCATATCGTATATTTTTTGGAGAATGCCTTTTCTTACCAAAGACTCGACTACTGCGCTGTGATTACGGAAATAAACAACATGCGTTCCGCGCTGAATGAATTGCCTTAAACATTCTTTTTCATTTGGCGTGAGTCTTTCTATTCGGGATGTAACGAAAAACTCTGAGGTAACTGATGAGAATAGCTTTGTTACATACCTTGTGGCGGATGAGATAAAAAAGCTAATACAAAACAATAGGATGTAATACATCCAGTGCGGCGGGATGATTTCAGGGTTATGCATATCGATCGCTTCTTTAAGCGACACAGGCAGAACAATGACAAGAATGATGAATATTAGAAGCATATGAACAATCCGGGCTAGGTCAATTTCCCGCAGGACGAAATGTAATACTTCCTGCCACCAGTTGTTGTTCATCGGCGTAAATCCATCACTCATTGTAGGGGTGAGAAGATTTTAACCGATTTCTCGCTGTAGGGGTACACGGGAAGCACTGCCGCCTGAGGTGTTTAAATAACCAGGCACTTATTTAAATGCGAATATGCAGTAGCTGCCGGTGGCATACGAAACACCGGATGATTCGCTTATCAGGGTTAACAGTGTGGAGTAATCAGAATGGAATTAGCCAAAGAATCAATAAGTAAGGTGTTTCAGGTTCCAGCGGATGCGATAAAAAACATCGAAGCCACCCCAAAAAATGAGCCAAAAATCATCGCTGGTAACATGAGTAATGATGAATTGCTTCGGTGGATGGATGAAAAAGTAAAATCGGCAAAATATCTACAGTCAGCACTTGCCGAACGTGAAAGCATCAAGCTAGAACTGGGTCAAATTGAAAGCAAGATTTCATACCTCACCAATTTTGCTGCTTTGGAATTGTTAAGCGAAGACCAAAAACGAGTGTCAGGAGAAATAACCGTTAGGTTTGATAATGCCCCGGAAGGTATGGGTAGCGTCCCCGCCATTGCTCACGGTACTAGTTTCGAACTTCTTGTTAACGGGGCGCTGTTGACCTCATTTAATACTCATAATGCAGTGGCGGCAGATTATATAGGCTTTATTGATGCCACCACGAAGGCATTACTTAATGATTCCGAGCGACTTGAAAAAGAAGCCAATATGTCAGGGAAAACAATTAAGCATGCCAGCTTTAAAACCTTCGGATCTTTACCTATCGCAGATCCCAAAGGTCTTTAATAAATAAATTAACGCGAATTTGATCAGAGTTGCGGGATGCTTTTAGGAAGTGATTGACGGTTTCTTCTGAAATTTGAGTGTTCCATTTTTTGTAACTGTGTTCAGGGAAATATTCACTAAAAATTGATTCTACAGCAGCTTCACCAGTGGGAATGTCCGAAATCATACTGCACTGATGTAAGCATTTAGCAATGAGAGTCGATTTAAGCATATGAAAACCTTCTTGGTTGTGTGAGAACTCCCAAGATACCACCGCCGCCTGAGGTGGAGAAGTAACCAGGCTCACAATCACATGAGTATTTATTAAGTGTTCATATGATTGTGGTTTGCCAAAGAGCTAGCCTGTGCAATTGCAGCAGCCGGAAATAAGCGCCGGAAATCACATCCTTGTTCCATTGCTGTGCTGTGTCTTTAGCGGCTGCGCCTGCCAACACCAGATTAGGCCAGCCGCCCTTTTCACACAGAGAAGTGCTCCGGGCGGGTTATCCCTTTAAACCCGTACAGTATAAAGCCCCCGGATCGGAGTACTTCTCTGTGTGTGGAGTAACTAAATAACAATTATCGGTGCGGTGATAATTGCTTATAAACCTATGTGGAGTAATTAACGTGAAACAAGCCCAGTTAAAAAATGCAATTATTTTTAAGGCAACTCTGCCTGAAGCTGAATTACTTTCAGGTCACTTAAATGAAGTTCTATTTACTGCCATTGCCGAGAATGAAAAGAGCCGTGTTGGTTTTATTCCAAATATCATCACTGGTGAGCTAGTCACGCCGTTTAATGGTGGGCTTTCGGTTTCACTACGCATTGATGAAAAAATAATGCCATCTCATGTTATCAATAAAGAAGTAAACGAACGTGCTACTGTTATTGAATCACAAACAGGTAAAAAACTTAAAAGAGCAGAACGAAATGCCGTCAAAGATATCGTTATCTCTGAGTTGTGCAAAAAAGCATTTGTTAAAACCACTGTCATTAATGCCTATTATAATATCGAACATGCTTTTTTAATTGTTGCGACTGGTAGTAAGCCGTTCGCCTCCTTGTTTGTTTCCTACCTCGTCAAGGCGGTAGGCTCCATCAAGACTGAAACTATTCACATTAGTGATATCAAACATGGCCTCACCACTCGATTGAAAAGATTTACTAGCGACGAGAAAGATGCTTTTGACGGTTTCTATATTGGTGACTTTGTTCAGTTATCACGTAAAAGTGAGCAAAACGAAGTTATTAAATATGCCGCAGAAATTGACACTATAAAATCTGAACTCGCTGATAATTTAAATGATGGATTTATTGTTGACCAAATGTGTTTATGTACTGGTGACCTTTCATTTCTATTAACTGAAAACTTCCATTTCAAACGCATTAATACTCGTGATGATGTTGAATACGATGATGAGGATGATATTCCCTATCGTTGGAGACATGAAGCAGCAGTGCTTACTATTTTCTTGACTGATGTTATTAACCGACTGTGTATTTTGTTGAGTTATAAACCTACAGAAAAAGAATAATTAATCAAAGAATTACAAATCGCCCATTAATTGGGTGATTGGGTAACTGTTACCTAAATTCAGGCTGAGGATTACTTCATGAATCCGATTCAATTTATCAGCAAAAACATTACACAACAGCTTATGGATGAGGGTTATTCCTTACCGGTGGCTCAGGGGGGGCAAATGAAGCGGTTGACCTATATCGCCGTGCCTCTCAGCCAACTACCCGCAGTCGTGGCATTTACGACGATTGCCTAAAGGTAGCTCTCAATTACGCAAAGATGAGCGGTGAAAAGGCTAAGCCGATAAAAACCGCCAAAAAGAAGAAAGCATAAACCGTGGAGTTAATTTAAATGTCATGCATAAAAACGTATCCAGATTTGCTGCATTTTGATTATGCAGATCCAAAAGAAAGCAGTATCAGCATTAACGATATAGCCCAGGGCCTTTCCAATGAATGCCGGTTCGCTGGCCATATCCCTTATTTTTATTCTGTTGCCCAGCACTCATGGTTGGTTAGCCAGCTTGTTAGTCCTGAATTTGCGCTGGAAGCACTGCTGCACGATGCAACAGAAGCATACTGCAAAGATATCCCCTCCCCCTTAAAACGCTTACTGCCCGACTATAAAGCCATTGAGCGCAGTATTGATTTGGTTGTCCGGAATAAATTTGGTCTTCCATCTGAAATATCACCAGAGGTTCACCATTTCGATCTAGTGATGTTGGCTACCGAGCGCTTAGAGCTGGATATAGATGATGGTGAGGTCTGGCCAATGTTGGCAGGAATTCCACCAGCTGATATTGCCATCTGCCCCATGTCACCTGGTCATGCCCGCGTTATTTTCTTGGCGCGCTTCAATGAGCTAACCGTGGCCACCCAATCATGATGTACGGCCTGTTTTTACTCGTCTGCTACACCTTCCAGCCGTGCCAATACGAGCCGCAAGGCTACGTCTATCCGGATGATAAGAACTGTATAGCCGACATCCAGCAGCAAGGTCTACCACCTGAATATGAATGCCTTCCGGTGGATGGCGTTCTCTATGCGAGGAAACAGTGATGATCAAGACAATTACAGCAGTACCGGTTGAGCGTGATAACTGTGGGTTCTGGACTCACCCTGATTTTTTTGTACCTGCAAACGGGAATGAATTTGGGGTCGAAGATGAATTTGATGCGTGGAAAGCACTTAATCGTGTTACTGGCGCCACAGGTTGGATGGAAGACGAAGAGAATGCTGAAGAGCTACAGGCAGAATATGACTCAATTAACTTCTCTGTAAGTATGTGGAATCCCACGCCACCAGATGGTGATGGTTGGTTCATGGCATCCATCCACGAAACAGAAGACGGGCCAGTCTGTTACTGGTTACGCCCTATCGAATATGATCCTGAAGCGTTAGCAGCCCACAGAGAACGCTGCCACCTTGATGCATTAAAAACAGAGCTGCTCAATAAACATCAAATTGCGGTTACGGCCGCGCATGAATATTTTGCGGCATGTGATGTTGGCGAAGAAAGACTTTTTGCAGCAGCAATTTTTGAACGTCTGCGTGTGGCCACTAGAAAACATCAAGGTGACCTATGAGCTTTCAACTAAAGTTCGAACAAAAAGGCGACTTTCAAGCCTGGAAAGCATGCCAAACATGGCTTAATGATCGCGGCTACAGCTATGGTTCAACATCTGCTCGCGCACCGGGTGTTGGTGTTCTTAAAGGAGATTTCCTCATCGCAAAGATGCACAACCTAACCAAACAGGAAATTAACCAACTGGATGGAAGAGTTGACGGTGATTTCCGAGAAGGGCCGGTCACCCTTCGGCTAAAAGTTGAGCCAGAAGTTATGGTAAGCAGCGAATCAACGAAGCAGCAGCGCCTTGATCATGCCAATCAGTTGATCGGTATTATTGCCGCCCATGGTCGCCGATTCTTCTTTGACACCAGAACGGAGAGAGTTGCCCAACTCGAATTGAACAACACCGGCAGGGTTTTTCTGATCGATGAATATACCGGTAAGCGAATTTATACCCACCTCGAAAACCGGCACTGGAAGGGGTTTAACCACGGCGGTACTTTGCGGTCGCTGGTCATAATGATGCGGAACTACATCTGTAAAGGTGAACGCATCGATGTTTACTACTTGGGGCCGGAAAACAGCAGTCTACGGAAAGGGAATATTTGGGGCTATCCAGAAGAGGCGATCGAGGCTGTTCGTAATGAAGCTGGCTTGTTACCAATCATCGGGCAGGAGGCATGATGGATATCAACTTAGACGATGCTCTCGATTTTGATTTGTTCGAAGGGGATATAGGTGACGGTACTGAGCGCTGTCTTAGCGACAAAATAGTTAAATGCCGCAAGCCCCATGTTTGCTACGTTTGCGGAAGCAAGATTGAACCAGGACAAATAGCTAGATCGTCAACGTGGGTGTTTGATGGTGAATTGCACTCTTACTACAACTGTGAAACTTGCGTTCACGCCATGGTGAAAAGCGTTAACTCCGATTACGACGATGAAGATCCTATTCATGCTCGTTATGAAGTTGGTGAAGTGTCCAGAGCAAAACGGGAGGCGCAATGAATAAATCAATTTTAGATATGTGCTGTGGCTCCCGCATGTTCTGGTTCGACCGTACTGATCCGCGCGCTGTATTCGTCGATATCCGTGCCGAGAGCCACATTTTATGTGATGGCCGAAAATTGGAAATAGCGCCAGACCTTATTGCTGATTTTCGTCAGTTACCGTTTGCCGACAACACTTTTCAGATCGTTGTATTCGACCCGCCGCACCTTACCCATTGTGGGCCAGAGGGTTGGATGGGTAAGAAATACGGCATCCTCAGTAAGTCATGGAAAGACGACCTGACCAAAGGCTTTGCTGAGGCGTTCCGTGTATTACGCGCCGGGGGGGTTCTTATCTTTAAGTGGAATGAAGTGCATATCCCTACTCGTGACATCATCAAACTGTCGCCGGTACCGCCAATATTTGGACATCCATCGGGTAAGCGAGCAAATACAAACTGGGTGTGCTTTCAAAAACCAGGTGAAAATTTGATAGCCCAACTTGAAGCTGAACACCAGCGGGCTGATACATTACTGACGGAACGCGATGAATTCCGGCACCGCCTTAAACTTGAAAGGTCGATACTAGAAGATGCCGACAAGCAACTCGCAGTATTGAAGGCCGGTGACGTCAATAATAAGGTCGATATCACATGCTATTCATGTAGGCGCTTCATTACCTTTCAGCAGTATGCTGAGGCTGATGGGTTCTGCCCTTACTGCGGCGTAGAAATTGAACTGGATGGTATTACTGCTGAACCGGTGCAGTTTGATCCACCAGCAACCGAATGATTTTAGTCACGGCCTGTGTGCGGCGGGCCTTTAAATAAACAGTGTGGAGGTTCGTATGATTAGTCTCGATTGCATCCCCATCAGTGCGTATTGCATTACCACAGGGGAAACGGTTGAAGCCATCAATAAGCGGGTTCAGCGTGGAGTATGGCGTGAGGGCAAGCAGGTTTTAAAAGTTGATGGTGTTAAAGAACGTTGGATTGATCTTACGGAGGTTTCAAAGTGGGCGAGAGGGGATCGGCAAAGCTCCCAAGGGGCATAACTGTTCGCAGCCATAAAGCTGGGCAGACAATCAATATCACCTTCACATATAAAGGGGTTAAATGCCGTGAACCCCTTTCTAACATCGAAGTGACACCCAAAAATATCAAATATGCTGAAAGGCTATTGGGTGAGATCCACAACAGAATAGAACGAGGCACCTTTAATTATGCTGATCAATTTCCTCGGTCAGTGCGATTGAAGGTATTCGGTAATAACCAAAGTTCGAAGCACATCAAAAAATATCTGGATGAATACATTTCAATTTGTGAAAGCCGTAAATTATCACCAGGTACTATCGCCGGCTATAAAAAGTGCATGAGCGCCCTATCCAATTTACATGAAGTTAATGTCTCAGACCTTACGCCCGCGATGGTTAAAAATTGGATACAAGGCCAGAAGGTAGCGCTGAAAACTATCCGCAATAGATTATCGTTCTTAGGCTCCGCGATAGATGAAGCAGTAACTGATGGCTTGCTGTCGGCTAACCCTGTTTCTCTTGTGTCGGCATCCCGGTACCAAGGTGAAGATGTCCGATCAGAAAGTGAATATGTGGTTGATCCGCTTTCACCTGATGAAGCGAAAGCCATTCTATCCACGGCGATGAATGCTCAATGGGAAAACCTTTTTAGATTTGCTTTGCATACTGGAATGAGAAGTTCAGAACTATGCGCGATACGGTGGCAAGATCTCGATCTCGTCGGCAATACCGCCCATGTAATAACGGCCAGTGTTGAAGGGGTAATTAAGGGAACGAAGACTAAGGCGGGGCGAAGAAAAATAGAATTAGATTCTGATGCATTATTAGCTGTCAAAAATCAAAAACCATTTACATTTATGCTCAACGAGTATGTTTTCCATGATCCGAAAACGAATGAGGCTTGGGCCGGTGCTGATGCGATCAGAAAAAAAGCATGGGTGCCGACTTTGAAAAAGGCTGGTGTCCGGTACCGGAATCCATATCAAACCAGACATACATTTGCCACGATGCATATTAGCCAGGGCGCAAACCTCTTCTGGCTTGCAGGACAGATGGGCCACAAGGGGCCGGAGATGTTATTCCGGCATTACGGTTCGTTCCTTAAGGAATACAGCGGAATGACAGAGGAAGTACACCAAAGGAGCCGCACAGGATACGCGCCAGAAAAATAATAAAAATAAGCATTCTCTAACAATAAGTTAAGAGATTACGGACGCGGGTTCAAATCCCCCCAGCTCCACCACTTTTTGTTTTACCGAAGTCTAGTAAAGTCTACTAAGCCCGTATGGAACCAGCCTTGCGGGCTTTTTTACGTCTATTAAGGTCTACTGAGAATTGCTAGAAACCACTACTTATGGCACCCTCCTTGGGACCCAACACAAAGGGTCCAAAACTTGAGGGTCCCAAAATGGCAAAACTCGCAAAAAAACTCACGGATACTGAAATCAAAAGCACTAAACCTGCAGACAAAGAAATCAACTTGTTTGACGGTGATGGCTTAATACTAAGAATCGCGCCCCTCTCAAGGGGGGGTAAGAAAAATTGGTATTTCAGGTATGCAGTGCCAGTAACTAAAAAGCGAACAAAGGTAAGCCTCGGAACCTACCCCCACCTCACGTTAGCAAGAGCAAGAGCTTTGCGGGATGAATACCTATCTTTACTTGCCAATGGCATCGATCCACAAGTCCATAACAACGATAAAGCTAATGCATTAAAGGATGCTACTGAGCACACGCTACAAGCCGTTGCTCGAAAGTGGTTAGATGAGAAGGTAAAGACATCTGGTATATCCAAAGACCATGCAGTAGACATCTGGCGTAGTCTTGAACGAAATATCTTCCCCGGATTAGGCAATGTTCCTATCAAAGAGATCCGGCCTAAGTTATTGAAGCAGCATCTTGACCCAATTGAACAACGCGGTGTATTGGAAACCCTGCGCCGGATCATTTCTCGCCTGAATGAAATCTTCCGCTGGGCAGCGACAGAAGAACTTATTGAGTTTAATCCTGCTGATAATCTCGGTCAGCGTTTTAGTAAACCTAAAAAGCAAAATATGCCCGCCCTTCCCCCCAGCGAACTACCAAGATTTATGGCTGCACTGGCTAATGCTTCCATACGGCTGGAAACACGTATGCTGATTGAATGGCAATTGCTTACTTGGGTTCGCCCCGGAGAGGCTGTTCGTGCGCGTTGGGCTGATATCGATACAGAGAACAAAATCTGGAACATACCCCCCGAATTTATGAAGATGAAACGTCCTCATAAGGTGCCGCTCAGCAAAGAAGCTCTTCGTATACTAGAAAATATGCAACCTATCAGTAGCCATCGTGAATGGGTATTTCCCAGCATAAAAACCCCACTGACCCATATGCATGAGCAAACAGCCAATGCAGCGTTGATCCGTATGGGTTTAGGTGGTGAACTGGTTGCCCACGGTATGAGATCTATAGCAAGGACAGCAGCAGAGGAATGCGGTAAATTCAGGACGGAAGTTCTTGAATCGGCTTTGGCTCATACCAAAAGCACTGAGATTATAGCCGCTTACAATCGTGCAGAGTATCTCGTTGAAAGAGCAGATCTTATGCAATGGTGGGGAGATTATATTCAAGTGCAGAAACATAAGGCTATTGCTGCGTGATGGTGATTAAACCCTACGGTCCTATAGCTGAAGACTCCAATTGGGTCGCAAAAAAACACAGATCGTTTATGCATTATGTCAAGCCAAAACGCCGGATGTTTATCCATTCAAGACATAGAGTTTCAATTTAGCAAAATAGTGATAAAGTATAAATAACATACTGGCACGTTTACGTTTACCTTCTTAAAGGACATTATATGCTTTGTAGCATTTCCAAGATAAATATTCTGATCCCATATTCAAGAAAAAAAGCTGATATTCAGTTGGATGGAATGAGTCTAATTATTACAGGAGGTAATGGTTGTGGCAAAACAAGTTTTATAACAGCTATTTATAACTACCTAAAAAAAGGAATAGATGACCCTCAAAATAATAATAGGCAGTATTTAACACAACAAATTGATTATCTTGAATCTCAATTAAAGAGCATTGGTAGAGATGGTGGAAATTATAATTTCTTCAGTAGCCAGTCAGAAAGCCATAAAAAACGATTAAAAGAACTCAATGATTTTAATATAGAAATAAAATCTATAGATAACAAAGATATTCGTTCTTTGCTGAGATTTCACTCAGCTACACGACAATCTGCAATATCATCTCCAAATCAAGCCCCCAAACACTCAGTGCTTATTGAGGAAAATAAGCATTTTGCTAATGACATAGATGGCAGCCAATTCTTTGAAAGTTATTTGTTGAGTTTGAAAAAAAATCAAAGTTATGCAATAGCATTTGATAAAAATGAAACGGAAGCAAATCGTATTGAAGAATGGTTTGATAAAATACAGACAGACTTACGGTCATTATTCGAGGATTCAAATTTAATTTTGGAATTTGATACAAAAGATGAAAAGTTTTATCTACACCAAGAGGGGAAAGATAGATATACATTCCAAACACTTTCAGCAGGGTATTCCTCAATCTTAAGTATTTATACAGATTTAATTATGAGGGTTGAAATGTGGGGGGTTTCACCTGATAATATACAAGGAATAATATTCATTGATGAAATTGATGCTCACTTACATGTATCATTACAAAAACAAATATTGAGATTTTTCATCAAATCATTTCCTAAAATTCAATTTATTGTTACTACGCATTCTCCTTTTGTTGTCACCTCAGTTTCAAATACTATTATTTATGATCTTACAAAAAATGAACAAATAATAGATGTATCCTCTTATTCATATGGTGTCGTTATGGAGGAGATTTTTGGTGTAATACCAGAATCACATGTATTGATGGACAAAATTACTCATATAGAAAACCTAACAAATAATATAACACCTGAAAATATTGATGAATTGGAAGCAATGATATCATCTTTGGCATCCGATCAAGAAAATATGAGCAACGACACCCAAGCATTTCTTGATGCTGCACGGTTAAAATTAATAAAAACAAAAAAAACAATCGAAAAATAGAGGCAGATATGTTTAATGTGATAAGGTCAATGCCAGCACCTGAATCGCTGCAGAGCAAGAAAAAATATGATAATGAAGATGTTCATATTGCACTACAAGATTGTTTTCATGAAAAATGTTATTTATGCGAAACAAAAAAACCTTTAGATATTAACATTGAGCATTTTCAACCACACAAAGGCGATGAAAATAAAAAATTCTCTTGGGAAAATTTATACTTAGTGTGTTCCCGTTGCAACAATATCAAGCTAGCAAAATATGATAACCTTCTTGATTGTTGTTCAATAAGCGTTTGGGATAGAGTAAAGCTAACTCCCGGGTTCTCTCCAAAAGCTAAAGAGTTTATTATCACACCACAGTTTTGTGATGGAAAAACACTTGAAACAGCCCAATTACTAGATGAAATCTACAATAATGATAATACAATGAATAAAAGACTGACAGCCCGCTCTCTACGAGCACAAGTTGTCCAGACAACACACAAACTTACACGGCATATGATTGCATATTATAATGAAGATTCAACAGATGAAGAAAAACAAGTAGCCATTAGTAAAATGAAAATAATGATAAAAAAATCTTATCCTTATTCTGCATTTTGTCGTTGGATGATAAAAGATGATGAGGAATTAGATAAATTATTATCTAATCTTATGAACTAAATACTCAATAATAAATAAGCCACCTGCATAGTCGGTGGCTTTGACAAGCCCGCTAAAAAGACGCTAAAAATGCTATAACTCAGTGTCTCACGCCGCTGTCCGCCAAGGAAGATAGCTTAATACAGGCAATTTAAAAGGGCTCTTATCCTTTTAGCGTAATAAAGGCTATCTCTACTAACTACACGCCGTTGCCGACCACGATGCAGAATAAACCATATGGCATTTTTCCCAGTTTACGCAAGATTCGCAGGAAGGTATCGTGACTCCGGCCCAGCCAGTTTGTAAGGTGCAATAATTGCCATAGTTAGAACCTCCCGGTTGCGTCCAGTAGCGTGCTACAGGGATTTTATTAGCTGAACATACAGGATTACTCCCGTAAATAACTTCGACCTTTCCACCTGAACCCCAAACACCGGATTGACAAGACAGCATATCCCCTGCACTTGAGCGGCCAATAAGCCCATTAGGTGAACAGGCTGTGCCAGATACAGCAATCCCATTTATCTGAACATATTCATCTGATGTGATACGTCCTGTCGACTGGATATAACCGGAATAAACACGCTTACTGTTGATATCTGCAGTCGTATTGATATTGCCGGTTGCGTTAATCGCATTATTAACCTGAACAATACCACCATAGGTTGAAGCACCACTGACCGATAAGGTAGATCTTACTTCTACAGAGCCAGTCAAAGTCGAATTTCCTACAACGGTTAAGGCACCGCCAACATTGGTTGCACCTGTCGATTTTAATATCTCAGCCATCACAGTGCCTGCAGCGGTAATATCTTTGGCGTTTTTAATATTTTTGCCGCCCATATTCAGATCTCCCGTCATTGGCAATGTGCCATCACGGCGCAGATAAACCGAATACATTGATGAGTCATAGCCTACACGATAGGCCAATAAACCTTCTGAAGTTATATTGCTGTAGTCAGATGCTTTTTCATTCCATTGACCACCATAACCAGAAGCTACAGTGGGTGAGCGGGTCATTCCGCTGTCTATTCCTGCCGATTGCATCGCTTTACCAAGGAGGTCATAGCGAACTTTTCCTCCTTCATTCCATATTGCCGTTGTCATAACAAGGCCATTGATCACATAGTTAGGAGCAATACCTGAACGTTTCAATAAAATCTTATATGAAGATTTATTGGCATTCATTCCGGTATAACTAACAGGCAATAGTCCTTCATTAATTAATGTCTGATAAGTGATTTCACAGCCATTGGATGAACAAACTCTTGGCCCCGGATCATTGGATTGACTGGTGCTGCTTGTCAGGGTTGAAAGCTTGTCATATCGAATACTGATATAGCGATTAACCGCTTCACCAACTTGCTTTATCTGCGCTCCTACCGTATTAGCTATAGCAATTTCTTGCTCATTTTTCATATCCTGAAATTTAATAAATGCCATTGCAGTGCCAACCCCTAAAACCAATACCAACTCTAATAAGGAAAATCCTTTTTTATATTGTTTAATCATTTTCGCGTCCTTTTTTTATTTTCACGTAATCATTAATTAACAAAAATAAAAAAGAGGTCAAGATGAACAAAAGATATTTTTAACATAGCGGAATAAAGAAATAGGCTACCGCGCCTTACTGGGCTTGCTCAACAGTTCACCGGCTTAAAAACAAGTTTTAAACCGGTTCACCGTTCGGACGTGAAATAAAAGGATATCAGGATTTAGATTTACTAATGATAGTATCAAGATAAATCTGACCTCGCTCACGATAGTTTTCAATATCATTCTCATGAAGAGAGTAAATATCCAGCAGGATACCAAATACTAGTTTCTTATCTACTTGACTAATATCACATCCTAAAACTTTGGCAACCTCTGCGCCTAAAATTATTTTCTGTCGTGTATTTAATTTTTTGTCGTCTTTTTTCTTTTTAGATTCCAAAAAGTAAAGTCGTTCTTGTGCTGTTGCGATTTGTTGTTTAATTGTCTTTTCTGTCATAAATCCCCCTTAGTATTTATTTTTATTTCTGTAAGGAATATTCACACTTTCATGATCAGAACTAAGTTGTTTCTTTATTGATTTTATCTTCAATCGAAATTTACTTTTCTCTTGTCTCTCTTTTGCTTTTTCCCTTATATATATTATTGTTTTTTCTGCTTCTAAATAGGCTTTTTCAAAATCAGTAAAAATCCCGTCATCAAGCAGCCTTTTGGCTTCCAAATCGATAGCCTCATCGTTTTTTTTAAACATATATGCCCCTTGTATTTTACTCCTTTTTTATTCATTAGCATATTTACAATAAAAATCAATATTATAAGTAATATTTATTTCACTATCCACAAGCTCAATAGTCCGATATTAATTCCCCACATTATTGCATTAACGCCAAGTAAAATTAATGCCACGTCGTCAAGTTCACCAAGTCTCATATTATTTCCTTTTTATATTTTCTCTTTATTACCTACATCATATTTAAATAACAAATTATTGATAGCATTAACTGCTATTAATCCGCCATGAAATGTATTTATGCAACACGATTTTAGATAATAGTTATTTACAAAACCTCTTACTCACCACGTTACTTAATTTTCCCCATTACTGATTTCATTTTCATAGCCTAATAGACAACTCGTTTTGTCCTTCGGGCATTTATTGGAAGCCATCTAATAACATTAACGGATGACATCTGCCTTTAATCTATATTGCGCCGCTTAATTCGGCGTTTTGTTTTCTCTTTATTTACAGTCTTTCATATTAGTTGTATTAATTAATAAGGAGAGCTTTTACATTGTTATCAAAACAATGCCCACTTATACACTCTTCGAGTGTGTGGGGTCTACCGACGGTTGCCTGCCGCAGGCTAAAAGCAAAACCAAGTTCAACGTCAACCCCTGAGTTTTTCTTGCGAAAAACTAAAACCAGCATAGTAGGCGTTGATGTGTATTTGATAGTTTTTATTATATTTAAGGTTATTTATTATATGGCAATATTTCATCTGGAGTTTAAAATTGTGAAACGCTCGGAGGGCATGTCTTCCTGTAGGAAGGCTGCCTATCATGCGCGTTGCAAGATAATAGATGATCGCACTGGCAATACCTATGATTTTAGCCACCGTTCTGATTTATTCCATCATCAGATATTAGCCCCTGCTTCTGCTCCTTCTCATATTATCGAAAGCTCAACAGCCCTATGGAATGAAGTTGAAAGGGTTGAGCGTCAGAAGGATGGTCAAACAGCCCGTTATTTTGACGTAGCTATCCCTTGTGAGCTTAGCAATGAAGACAAGATAAAACTGGTTTTGGATTACTGTCAGAAGAACTTTGTTGATAAAGGTATGATTGCTGATATCGCTTTTCATGATCTGGATAGTCAAAACCCCCATGCTCATGTGATGTTGACATTAAAACCTATCACCGCTGAAGGCTTTGGTAAAAAAGACAGAAGCTGGAATGATAAGAAAAATGTGATCAAGTGGCGTGAATCATGGGCAAAATTTACCAATCGCTATCTGGCTGCCGCTGGCAGTGATGCACGTATTGATCACCGTTCTATTGAGATCCAGCATGATGAAGCGCTTGAGAATGCTACTCTTACTTTAGACGTTGAAGAAAAAGCATTATGGATTGCCAAAGTTGCATTAACAAGCCGTCCGGCTATGCAACGTATACCTCGTGCTAAATGGAACAGCCAGACGGCTCAGCATCAAAGAGCTATAGAGCAGGCTCTACGTGATGAAATGAAGCAGGAAGCTCTAACCACATATAATACCTTCAAAGATTTGGATCTACAGATTGTAGTAGACCTTAATAGTTTCACGGTTTCACATCTACCAGAGCCTGTTGAAATCATCCTGACGGATAGAGGTTCACAATCAGCATCAGAAGAACAAAAACCTGTTCTGGTTGCTCCTACACCTCATACACGCATTCAACTGAAAACCTCATCCTCGTCAACACCCGGAGCAATTAAACGCGCTCCTGTTAAGACTAAGAGGAAGCAGGTTCAATCGCAGAAGATAAGCATTTTTATGCGCTTTACCTTACTGGTAGCTGAACTCTTCAAGGAAAGGTTTATTTGGGCCAAGAGGAAACCAGCACCTGTTTCCGTGGATACTGAACATGATAACCGTATTGCTGAAAAATATGTCTTTGACGAGGTTCAAGGTATCTATGTTTCACGTTCTGAGCATGAAAAACGTGTCAGGTTTAACAGTGATGATTACAAGCCTTCATCTGCTGAGATAAGACGCTTCCCTAGCCGTCCTAAAGAAGAACAGCACAAGGTTGATATTGATCTGGATTACACTCCTGCTCCACCGCTGATATCAGGAAAAAATAGGCATCACCCAACATTTAATCCATCAGTATACAATAGGAAAAAATAATGCAGGATTTTGACTTCAAAAACTAACATCTTAATTATGCTCTATCACATAAGGATAAAGTATGATAAATTAAAACTTAGTTTCTTAATTGAATGACTGATGTTAAAGAGTTGTCAAGTAAAGTATGCTGTCACTTTGGTGATTTTATTACATCCCTTGATTTTTTAAAATATATTATATTTTAATATACAGTATTGAAAAACTGCTATCTTTTCATTCTTAACTTATGAATAGCTCATACTAATATCATGAAAAGTATAAAGAAAAGTTTAACTACTCCCATAGCACCTAATATTATTAACAACTACCGTTCCTATTGGGCTACTCATTTTTATAGTCTGTTAAAATGTATAGATCAGCATAAACAGTTACAATACTCGCCACAAGGATTTGCTACTTTTCCAATCTGGTCTCTTAGTACTTTTAGGGGGAACTTACCTCCAAACTTCTTTGATAAAATTGAAGATTATATCAAAAATTGGGGTATACAGTATTTTCTAACCAGCTTTTTCAATCAAAAAATGGGGAGCAATGTTGTCGATGCAATTATTGAGAGATTAGAACAGTTATATAATGTTAAATTTTCCAAACAACTTGACTATTACTCATTTTATGTTTCAGGAATTGACTCTTCCCTGAGTAATAAACTTAAAGAGCGATTTTCAGAGGTGTTTCCAAATCAATTAAATGGGGAGAATCCATCTCTTACGCAATTAATTAATTATTCTGATTTATGCTTAGTATTAGAGAATAGTCAAACAGGAAATAAAGTTGGTATATTTGGCGAAGTTGAGGGTATTAAAGGAAATAAACTTAGATCAGAATTATATTGGGGGAGAAAACAGAACTTCTGCATATTTGGTATCGGTGCAATAGATGGCCAAGACAAAAAAATATATATAGAAGAGAACCATTATAACAATATACCTAGAGTGCAAATACTAATTGAGAAGTCTAACCCCATTATCTCAGATTTTATGACAGTTATTAATTACATGAAATGGTTATTTCTTTATGGACCAAGCTCTAACCTAACTGTTATTGATGAAGAATTAGGTTATTTTATTAACAAAATAAAAATTAACTGGGCTACTCCTATGCCACAGTTGTTCAGAGATCTTGAAAATTATATTGACAAAGGAGATCTTCTTGGTTTTAACGATACAGGAATTGAGTTACTTACTGATATACAATCATCATGATTCATTGTAAAGCAATTTGTATAAGCTTAAACAATATGAACGAGTTAGCCTTCCTTACAATAAAAAAGAGATCTAACCACCAGTTTTATAAAAGAATAGATATTACTTAAAATTTAATGCAAATATTCTTCCTATGATTCTGAAATACACCAATTATACCTTATTGGTGTATTCTCTCTATTAAATATAGTATGTGTTTTTTCTACACGCATTTAATTATTTTATCCAACAATAGTTATTGATAGAAAAATAATCAATTTATCCGAAATACCTAATGGTATACCAATAACGACTAAAAACATAATACCAGAGCACACCTCCGAGGATAGATACCATAAAGATCAGATATGTGGCGCCCAGCACAGACGTGAATCCCCTTCTGACTTTTTCAGACAGAAAGGGAGCGGATGATTTTTTTTTACAATAGCTTCTTAGTTAGCTTTCCAGCCATCATTAGTTTTAACCAGAACAATTTTCGTTTCTACAGGTTCATCCATACCCCTCACACCAGAGAAAGCATCCTTATCAACCCAGCCCGGAACACCTGCCAGTTTCCATGTAAAAGTCACTTGCGTCATTTTAACGCCATTGCGGTCACTTGGCTCAGTCCAGCTTTTGATCTCAGCAACGGAACGATGACCAACACAGGCACCTTTCTTACGATCCCAAAAATCAACCTCTTGGCCTTTATCAGTGACTTCTAAAACAGTCATGCTACCAAAGCCGTTAGGCTGCTGTGAAACGGTGAGCAGACCTTGTTCAGCTAAACTATTTAAGATTTCATCACTGGCGTTGTATCCAGAAGAACGATACCCGTTGTTAACTTTTATCGGGAAACCTTTGTTAAAAGCAAAGTCATTATCCTGTAGTGAGTAGCAGAGTTCTGATGTTGAGAGCCTTGCATTAATCGCTTTCTCAAAATCGCTTTTTTCACCGCAACCTGATAACAAAACAGCAAGGCCCGTAACGGCTAAAAATTTACGCATGGTTCTTATCCCTTTTAATGGTTAATAGTGCCGTTGCTCAATACAACCAGACGAACCGGCATATCGGCATTGTTTACCGTTGCGAAACCACGAACTTCGAAATTGTTGATAGTCCCGGTAATGCTGACCTTCTGGCCTTTCCTGTAAGTAAGAACAGCATCATCAAGGCCAGAGTAATAATTGATCCACACCATACCGCCGCAATAGCTGGTATCTGATGTTTTGAAGAGCAGGTAATAGTTAGCATGAGCGGCTTTTGGCATACCATTGAGCATATCGCTGGCATTCCTGCCTTTAGTGACTTCAAGAACAGTGGCATTAGCAATTGAGATCCGTTTACCCGTCCAGTTCTTTTCTGCTGCCATTGCATTTTCTTCATAGTCCTTACAAACAGGACCAAGGCCAGAAACTGAGGATGCCGGGCCGGTATCTTGTTTTGCTGTGGAAAGACCTAATGCGTTATCTACTGTTCCGTTCAATGAGGATAACGAGGTATTAATCGCCCCATTGACCTTATTCACGCCTTCATTAAGTTGCTGGCACCCTGATAAAGCTATAACCGTCAGTGCCAGTGATAGCGCAATGCTTTTATTCATACACACCCTCGATAGAAGTCAGTTTGAGAGGATAAAGGCCGTTCCGGCACCAATAAGATGGCTCTAACGAGGCATCAACTGATACGAAGAAACAAACCAATTTTTTAACCAATTGATAGGATTAAATTATTTTTGTTTTTCGTCATATCGTTTGTAACGATCAAAATCAAATTTATGATAGATTTTACCTATCATAAATACATTATTGATCGTCACAATCAATTAAAAACCGATCGATTAGAGTTTATCAATCGTTAAAAACTATCAATACTTACTTATAGATCGTTTTAATCGATCATTTTCTTGCTATATTGAGAGTGGATGAGTAGAGTGAGCTGAAACTCAGAGAGCGATTTAATGGCTATTTGAGTAAAACAGATGAAAAAATCATCTGACAATATGTAGTTATTCATACAATATCAGGGAAAGTTTTAACAACTTAAAGATCATGATTTATATAGTGACTTAATAACAAGAAAGGCCAGCATCAGACTGGCCTTATTAAGCCAAGAGATGCTTCAATTATTTCCTCCTCAAATCTGAGTTTTATCTAAGCATTTAATATGTTTCATCCAAATAAAATATTACAAAAACACTGCAAACCAAATGTATTGAATGATTTATATTCATTTATATTCTTATCTTTAAATTTAGCACCAAGTTTTATAAAAAATTTTCCTGATATCATTGCTCTCTTCGTTTTAGTAAAAACTTATTGAGATCTTTTTTGAACACATTTTTATCTTATGAGCTAAAGCTCATGGTGCTGTCGCACGGCTACGCCCCAACGATGATATCAAAATTTTTTTCTTCACTCGGTGAAGTAGTTTGCATCTATTTCAATGCTAAATATGAAGGTAAGTGAAACAACAGAGAATAAACAGTATTATTATCAATGAAATATTACTCTTAATCTCATATATGATAAAAATAGCAATTGATAGCAGCGCTTTGTGATTGTCATTAACAATCACTCTGCTGTGAGGAGCTTGCCTCCGATAATGATGGATTTATCCATAAAAAATCGCGGCGTAGCCGCTAATGCAATAACACGGAAAAACAAATTAACAGAACGTCATTGGGTGCCATTTTATTCGGCACTCGATAAATAAAAAGAAAAGCCCGTCATCTGTTATAAAAATCTAGGGCGAACGCCCAATCCTCTTAGTTCTTATATTTCTTATACTTCTTAAGGGGGGATAACTCATTTAGTAACAATAAGTTAGAAGTCTACTTTCTTCGTTATTGTAGATCTTTCTTCACGATTGTAGATTTTTCTTCGTGATTGATGGTGATTACTTCATTATTGATGGTATTTACTTCATTACTCCTATAAGAAATGAAGATAAAACTTCAAACTATATTTGACATTTCTGTTAAAAATATTATATAGATAAAAACATAATAATAAAAAGGAGTATTTATGGCTGGGAAAACATTTAACCAAAATCCATTTATTTTCGAAGATGATATTGAAATAGAAACCAGAGGCCGAAAAAGAACTGTGGCGCGTGGAGAGAAGTTTCAAACACCCGAAGGTGATAAATATGAAAAAGTCATCCACTCGATACAAGAAGTGGATAAAGCCAAGTTCGTAAAAATATTCATATCACGAGTCCGGGTGTTATTTGATCTAACCCTTACCGGCAACAAGCTTTTTTATATTTTTATGTTCGTGATGTCTGACGTCATTGGTAAGGATGAAGTCTATATGAACTTTGAAAAAGCAAAAGACATTGCAGCTCAATGTGACTTTAATTTATCTAACCCTGTTTACTATAGGGGCATCAAAGAACTTATTGATAAAAAGATCATCGCACAAAGTAAATCAAAATATATCTATTACATTAACCCTGCAGTTCTTTTTAATGGTGATAGAGCCAAGTTTATTGAAGAGATTAGAGTCAAGGAAGAAAAAAAGCTAAAGTAATGTATAATACAATACTAAGAAAAACCGCAGATTATCTATACCGGCCTCGTTAGAGGCCAGATATCAATCATAATGGTTAGACTAACCCTTCACTTATTTTTTCTTTCAGGATAACACAGAGCGTCTCTATGACTTGGTCTAAATCTACCTCATCAAGGTTTTCGTTATATCCATAGGTCTCAACCATATTTTCAAAGTTATTGAATATATACATAACGATATTGTTTATCAGAAGTTTCAATAAAACAGCGTTGTTTAATGAATCAGTTCCATTACCATTATAATAGCTGCTGATTTCATCAATACTTTCCTGACATGCTATTAAGGATACTGCATAGAAGAAAAATGAATCTTTATTTTTAAAATCTTTGACAGTTAATCTGTTTTTCATTTAACACCTCATTATATTTAGTTCAAATTGATGGCGTAGTTCTATCAACCCCTTTCGGGGCTAAATAAGCATTGCTGGTATTTTTATTAACTTACGACATGCGTTAATATATGACTAATGTTCTTATTGAAAATCAGCACTCGTTTATTTCTAATGCCTCTATGTGAGTTTCAAACAGTGCTCTTTTCACTGCTTTGAAATCAACATCTGCTAGTTTTTCATCTGCGCCATAACGTTTGACATAGTGATTAAAGTTTTTCTCTATGAGATTTATTATTTCTGAAAAGAATGCATCCATAAATGGAATGTTCATTGCTCGATCACAAAATACACTATAACTTTCTTCTGTATCACTGACCGCCTCTACATAAATCTTCATTGATAACACATAAAAAAACTCTGTTGCTGTATTTTCAAAAGTTTTAATCTTCATATTTATCACCTTATTTTAGTTAAAAGAATTCCATACAGTTTTCATCTGTATTTTTATAACGATATTTTTATTTTACGATATTTAAATATCAGGCCGATTTATTTCGGGATAAATCAATCATCTGATCAATCCATTCATCTATTTCACTCTCGACAAATGCTATTGCACGCTCACCAAGCTTTATAGGTTCAGGGAAACGATCTTGACTAATAAGTTTATAGATCCAAGCTTTGCAAAGACCCGTTCTTTTCAGTACTTCAGGTAAACGGATAAATCTTTTTCTTTCTGTCATACATTTCTCCATTGTTGTTTTGATGGAGGTAGTATCTTCAGATCGCTTATGACGATCAACTCTCAAAAAGCACGAATTGATCAAGATATGGGGAATTTTTAGATAGATTAGAGATGGGAATAGCGAAAGCCAGTTGCCGTGTGCTTTGAAGCATTTTTGCAAAAAGTGCTATTTTTTTACTCTATTTGAAGTTATTTAATATTTTGTTATTTATCATTAAGTTAATTTCTTTGAGTTTAAATTCTGAACTATCATCTGTTATTCATCTTGCTTCAGGCTATAAAAATGTTTGGGTAGGTGTAAGATTTATCACTGAACGTTAAACATGCTATCTCTGACCCTAATAGGTTTTGATGCTTGTCGTGAGTTCAACTCCTCGGCATCAATGCTATCGATGATTTTAACGCTGAAAAACGACACAACTTTGCTCATGTTGTTTCTTTGGTCCCTTCATTGAACCCTCAATTAAATATAAAAACAAAATAGTTATAAAAATCAATTTATTATAAGTTTAATTACAGGGACCCCAGCCCAATTTAGACATCGGTTATTACCAGATAAGGCCGATGAAGTACGAAAAGCCCGCATGGCGCAAGCCTTGCGGGCTTTTTTGTACCTTCAATTTGTCCCGCGAAGTCTGAACTAACCTAATTAAATCCAATCCTTTTGGGCCCATTGATAGGCCCAATGAAAGCTATTATGGTTTTCGTTGGGTCTACAAGAGCGAAGACTGATCATGGCTAGACAAACCAAGCCGTTGACCGATACGGAAATCAAAGCAGCAAAATCCAAAGACGCAGATTATCATCTGCATCATAGAAATGGCCTGTCACTGCTAATCAAATCGAGCGGCAATAAACTTTGGCAATTTCGCTACTATCGCCCTTTCACCAAACTACGCACTAAGCAGAGTTTTGGAGCCTATCCCTCAGTCACACTTTCTGACGCACGAAAACTGAGAGCAAAAACACGTGCGTTACTTGCAAACAGTTCGATCCTCTTAAGTATCAGAAAGAGCAGCTCCGGTCTTCACAAGAGGCTAAAATCAATACTTTCAAATTGATTGCCGAACGTTGGTGGAACGTGAAGGAAACCTGCATAACTGAAAATTATGCTGAAGATATCTGGCTATCGTTGGAAAGAGATGTTTTATAATGCCAAACATCGTCACAGTGCCAGTGAAGATCAACCACCTGCAGTTTATGAAAGTACCTAGTTCATGAGGGATGGAACCGTCTAGAAAATCCGGGTCTATTCACATGAGCAATTCCAAAGAACTACATGAAGTCTAAATGGAACTAGAAAGGGGCAGCGGCGGGTCGTTAACCTAAATTGGCCAGAGGTAAAGATTCATACGTAAATGTGTGAGATCGAGCGATAAAGGATCAGTTTGGGAAACGGAATTTTTGTACATTAAGATTTTTTTTGTACTGACTGATATCAGCTGGCTGCAAAGGTCGATACTTCTCTTCAGCCAGTTTTTTATTGTTTCGCCAGATATTATCTTCCGTCAGATTTATGTGCTTCCAGCTCAGCGGAGATATATATGACAGCAATTTATCATCGAAATGCAGTTCCTTTCTTTTCAGACGGTTAATCGCGTTTTCAATATATACCGTATTCCATAAAGTGATCAT